ATATCTTTAATGGTCAGGTGTGGTGTCACCATGCGGAACAAAGATTTCATTTGTTTTGCTCGTGACATATCAGCAACCGACTTTTCATTCAACGCATCTTCAACTTCTTTCTTAGATGCCAAGTTACCAATTGAGTCAATTACAATAATTACACGGTCATCTTTTTCCAGTTCCTGTAGTTGTTTCATAACATCAAACTTCAATTGTTCAACATCAGTAATTGGAGTATGCAACACATTATCCATATTGATATTAAATGTTTCAAAGTATTTGGTCGGTGTGCCAAATTCTGAATCATAAAATAACACGACAGCCTCAGGATATTTCTTTTGATAGGCAGAAGCCATCAACAAAGCAAACGCTGTCTTAAAATGCTTAGATGGACCAGCAAGCATTGTTAAACCTGGCGTCAAACCTCCATCTAAACTACCTGATAACGCCACGTTTACCATAGGCACATCAGTTTGAATTATATCTTTCTCGGTAAAAAATTTAGATTTGGTAAGAATAGCCGAATCTTTAATTGTTGAATTCTTTTTCAATTTATCGAGCAAACTCATTTTATTTCTCCATCAATTTTAAGTATTTCTTTTTTTGGTACAAGTTCATGTGCATTACTATCAAAGAATGATTCTAAACTAGGACTAGGTTTCTTGTCAAGCTTTCTATTCTTTGTTGCCTTTTTAGGTGGTTCTTCCACTACTGTTTTTATCTTTCGATATGTTTGGTTTGCGGCAATAAGTAACAATACAGCAAGTGGGTCAAATACCACAATGATAACTAAAATAACAATGCGTACAGCTTTATCTATGAAGTTTGGGTCTTCTTTATCATACAAAGCTTCGGCGATGTATTTGATTGGACCAACTTCTGCCAGCAAAGCGTTTTCTTCCTTTAACAACGGCAACTTTTGTTCCGCTAGGCGTTTTAATTCTGCCTGAGTTTCCATAATTGCGTTGTTCGTTGCTCTAGCTATTTTAGTTGGGTCATTGCCTGCTTTTAACAACAAGTAATCTAACCTTTCTTTAGATATTTTTTCTTGTTGTTCTAATATCTTTATTTCAACACTATTGGCACCAACAACTATATTTGTTTCTAGGTGTGCCTTTGACAAATAACCAAAGATACCCATTGAAGTAATCAACATAAGAAATATCACAGCAGTAATGAAGTAATACCTCATTAATATTACTGTTTCTTTCCAATTATTATACAACCAAGAAACAGTCACAAGTTTAGCAACTTCTAATACACCACCCATAATAACGATTGGCCAAAATGAACCTGGAAATATTTGTGCTAAACCTATGACCGAATAAAAAGCAGCAATTGTTGATAGTGCTATTGCTGTTAAGAATGGAAGTATTACTTGTGTCATGTTAAAAGAAATTTTCTAAAGTATTCTTCCTTGCGTTTGAAAACACATTCTTTCTATTTAAGTTCACTACACCCAAGTCAAATTGTGGTATCATTGTGGTTTCTGAATATTGGCCAACACCTGTCATTTCTTTCCATAACAAGTCTGAGTGTTTAGGATAATTTGTGTTCCAATTGACCGTAGAATCTTTATTCAAACGATTTCTTATTTCTTTCGTCAAAGGCATTATGTATCTAAACTGTTTGCCTTTGATTCTTTTGATTCCTTTATCTTGCATAAAGTCAAACGTTAACCAAAAAACTTTATCTCGACCCAACCGTTTACCATTTTCTATACACAAACCTTTAGCAGTTCTCGGATGTATTTTTTCACCATCTGGTCCAATGTAAACATCAGTCCAAATAAATCCTCCATAATAAAAGTTGGCCGCTTGATAAACATAACCAGGTTTACCTACAATACCATCAGCCCATGTATACAAATATTTAACTGTAGGTAAATTGTTCTTCATCCATTTTATGACAGCAGAGAGCATTTGTGACTCTGAATTTCTTGGCATATCGGGATGCATACACATTTTACCTATTTCATAGTAATCTTTTGTTTGACAATTTGGAAATAATTTTTTTATTGTTTGAAGTGGTTGAGTTCCCCATCCTAGAGTTAAAACACCAACGAGTGCGTCATCATTGAATATACCCAAATAATGTTTTGTTAGTTTAGGCATCACTTTCGAATAATGATATTCTTGGACAAATTCAACAGCGTCAAACTTGTTTATCTCTTTAATGACCAAACAATATTTCATTCAAAAAAACTTTCCAAAGAAAATGTTTTTTCTACCTTCCAACCAATACAATCTAAAATAACTTTTACAGGTTCTAAAAAGGACTTTTCAAATTGTAGGTCATAATCAATATATTCCTGCAAATTGAATTCTCTAGGCAATCTAGTTGGGTAAGAGATTACTGAATCTTTAAAAGGATTTGGCATTTTGAGATAAGTAAACTTCAACTTCTCACCTTCTTGGATGGAAGGATATTTATTTGTCAACTCCAATTTTTTCAAATTGAAATTATAAATGATTGCACCTTTAACATGAATAGGTGTGCCTTTTTTATATAAAGTCGCAGAATCGGAATAATCATTGAGACCATTCAAACCTCTAGGAAAAGATATTTCTTCTACAGGTAACTTTTTGAATTCACTTCGAAAATTTGATATGAAGTCTTGTATCTCGGTTTCTTTTGCAGTCATCATCAATTCAATCAACTCACGCATTTTTTCACGCACCGCAGAAGGTGTGGATGATTTAATCATTTCGAGACCCATAACTTTTAGTTTAGGTTTTTTATATACAACACCTTCATTATTATATACATTTAAAATGTAACGCTTCTTGGCAGTCCAAATACCTTTGTCAGCCAAAGCTTCACGTTTCATTTGCATCTTTTGTGCATACGCATGAACATACTCTGCAAGCTCAGAATAACTCTTGTCGATAAACGGTTGAATTTTATCTTCACAGACTTTATCCATAAAGGATATAATTTTAGAAGTTTCTGTTTCTTTCTGAAACACCGATTTTACGAGAGGTTCAAGTTTAAGATAAATTGAATCTGTATCTGATGCAATAACATAATCATCTTGTGTTTTTAATAAAGTATTTAAATAAGAATTTAACTTATTTTCAATCCACTTAATGGATAATTGGCCAGCCAATGTAACAGCAAGAGCTTGCCTCAAATCATAAAAACGGAAATATTGTGAACCCATTGCACCATAAGCAGAATTCAACGAAACCTTTTTTGCAAGTTGAAGGTTGTTATACCTAGCAATTAGATTTTCCAACTCCCTTTTCTTATGTGTGTCTTCTTCATTTTGAATGTCTTGTTGACATTTTAACATCATCTTTTTAAACTTTTTTCGGTCTTCATACATTTCTTCCAACATTTTAGGAATAAAACCTTGTATGTCAGTTCTGAAAAATTGACCGTTTGGTGTCATTGTAACGTCAACCAGCCCGGAAGTGTCTATTTGTTTTGTTAATAGTTTATCAACCGAAACACCAGAAGAAACTATATCACGCATATTTTGTGTATAGTCTTTTGGTTCTATTAATGTTTCAGGAGATAAATTGTATTGCATCATCAAATGTGGATACAAAGAATTCAAATCAAATGATGCGACCCATGGATGTAATCCTACTTGAGGTTCTTTGACGTAAGCACCTTCAAAAGCAGAATCTTTTGCTTTAATCTTTTTTGGCGGTACAACAGTCCCTTTGTTAATCAGATAAGAATAGATTAGAGAATCCCACATACGAGTTTGAGCAAAGACATCTTCATAGTTTGTCTTTGTATCGTAGGCAAGAGTCAAAGCTAATTCAATTAATTTTAACTTTTCTTCCAGTTTAACGACAAGTTCCACATCTTTGATGTTATACTCAATAAATTTTTGATAGTTGAGTTTATACAGTTGGTGTAGGTTATCGAATTCTTCATATGATAATTTATTTTCTCCAAGTTCTACATAAGCGATATTGTCCAAACGATATGATTCTTGCGATTTACCACCAGGCGCATACCATTTATATAATTCAATATAATCTAAACAAGATATGCCTAACAAATCATAAGCAATTTGTTTTTTACCTCTAATAACTTTTTCACGGGTATATATGATATCCCACGGTGAAAGTTTGTTGACATATTCTTCTCCAAGAATACGTTTAAATCGATTAACCAAATATGGTATATCGAAAAACTTTACGTTCCATCCAGAAATAACATCTGGATGATTATCTTTCCAATCTTCTAAAAATGTTTTACAGAGTGTCCATTCATCTTTACAACGAATATAGTTTATATCATCACGATAATTTTGAAATTCTCCACAACCATAAACAACCATCTCACCATTAAGTTTTCGGATAGAAATTGCAGTAATTGGCTCATTTGCATCAATTGGATCTGGGAAACCATTTTCAGAACCAACCTCAATATCGATGATTGCTATATCAAGTTGATTTATGTCCCACTCTATCATACCTTTTTGGTGTTCGGAGATGAAGGCATATTCAAAACTAGCATTACCATATATTTTAAAGTTTTCAACTTCTTCGTATTTCTTAATGAAATCTCTTGTTTCACGAATAGTTTTAAACTTTTTAGGCTCTAAAAAATCACCATGCAAACTTTTAAAGTCTGTTGGTTTTTTAGATGGTAAAAACAAAGTCGGCGAGTATGGTATTTTTTTACCAAATCGCCGACCGTTATTTACGCCACGGAAAAGAATGTTGTTACCGTAAACTTGTACGTTGGTGTAATAATTAGTCATTCAATCATTATATCACATTTTTGGAATGGACGAGGCAATTTGAATACCACTCCCAAATATTTGATTATACTGATTTTCCAATTCACGAACTGGTGTATTGATTGTTAGAACGTCATCAAGGTTAAATTGAATTCCGGTCTTAAATTCTTCAGAATATTCCAGAAAAGGCATGAAAGCAAGTTGTGAAGCTTCCATTGGGCCGTTTTGATTTGGCATACTTACGACTTGTACAGGAGTTTTTACCATAATACCACTTTGCGATTCACGCACAACTTCGGCTAGAATGGTTTGATTTGTTTTAAAGGTGATAAGTTTAATCATTTTCAATAGGAGGTTCAGATAATTTCAAAGGAGTGTCGTTTGTAATTTCTAATATAGAACCTTCTTCTAGTGTTAGACCGAAATCGGAGACTTCTTTGAAGGTTTGAAAGTTCTCAGTATGCACCATAAAACTTTCAGGATTTATATAAAACAAATTATACATTTATTGTTGTCTCCTCAGGCAACACGCCGATGGTAACCCAGCGTTTTGGGAAAAGCATTTCACGGCCTTCAAAGTCGGCCATGTTGTAATTAGGGTCTTGAACGAATCCAAGAACCTCAACCATTTTATCAAACTCCCTTAGGGCCAAACTATATTTTTCGGCCTTAGGCATCTTGTACTCTACGGCCAGTTTCTTAGCAACTTCACGAATGTTCATTTTTAGTCCTCAAAAAATATACAAATATTATATCTGAAAATTTTATATATGTCAAATCTTTTCAACAAATTTACCAAAGTTTGGTGGTTGCCAACCTTCTGGTTTGATCACTTTGCCGTCTTCACGTTTTAAAACCTTACCGGTTTCTTTGTCAATTTTGGCAAGGTTAGACTTTGTACCTTCATCCCAAATGGCATTACAATCCCAACCTTTTGATGCCATAAAACCAACAATAACCCAAATCATATCAAAACAAGCATCTGCCATTTCAACCTCATCATCTTGTTGAAATGCTTCACAGAATTCAGAATATTCTTCTGTGATAAGTTTAGAATATAAATCAGATTGTTCTGGATTATTTTTGTTGATAGATTGACCTGCAGCAGACATAAACATCTGCACATCGGTAAAAACTTTACACATTAGAATTTCTCCTTTAGCAATTCAGAATGATATGTACGTTGGCGCAGCTCAGAAGAACTGAAACGGTGTTTACGGGAGTTGTAAAAAATCTTTATACCCCTGTCTTCACAAATTTCTTTTCCTGTGAATTCTTTGCCTTCATATTCTTCACCAATAATACGAACATTAATTGGTAAAAACATCAACAAATCTTCTAAGTCTTTCTCTGTATTGTAAACGATAATTTCATCTACAAATTTTACTGCCTCTAACTGTACATATCTCTCAACGATTGATTGAACAGGCTTATTTTTTTCATTAGGCCTGTCAATCGATGGGTCACTTTGAAGTCCTACAATTAAATAATCACAGAGTTTTTTTGCTTCAGCTAACATTAGAATGTGTCCAGCATGAAGTAAATCAAATGTTGAACAAGTAAAACCTATTGGCTTTACTACCAATTCATCAGGTAAGACTAACATAAAATTGTTCCTTTATAGTTTTAATACACTTACGTCACATCGCTTTAAAAAATTTAAACCGTCATCATTCCGATATGATTCTCTGTAATACACGGAAGATATTCCTGCCTGGTAAATCATTTTAGCGCAATCTATACAAGAAGCATGAGTAATAAACATACTAGCACCATCTGTTGAGTTTGTCGACCTGGCCACCTTAGCAATGGCATTTGATTCTGCATGAAGTACTTCTGGTCTTGTTACAGACTTTGTGGAAGTTCCATTAAAACCTGAAGTTGTATCTGGAACCTCCATCTCACAGACATTGGACCATCCAGAAGGCATACCATTGTAACCAATACCAATGATGGTATTATCTTTTACAATGACACATCCAACTTGAAGTCTTTCAGCAGAAGATAATTTTGAATAAACTTCTGCCACATCCATATGTGCTTTTTGAAATTTAATTTTCATCATAATAAAATGGGGCCGAAGCCCCAAGGTTTATGCTGCGAGTTTTTCTTCCTGCAGCAATTGAGGTGTGAACTCTTTCAAATTGTTTCCAATTTCAATCTTGCGAGGTTTCTTGTGTTCAGGAATAATATTCTCCAAACCAATGCGTAGAATACCATCCTTAAACTCTGCACCTTTTACTTCGATTGTGTCAGCAATTGTAAGAGTTTTTGTGAATGAACGTGTTCCAATACCTTTATGTAGGTATTCGACAGATGTTTCTTTTTCGTCCTTCACACCTTTCACGGTCAATACGTTTTCATCAACAGAAATATCAATTTCATCCTTTGAGAAGCCAGCAACGGCCAACTCAACGACATAACGAGACTCATCAAGTTTAATAATATTGTGTGGTGGGAAGTTTGAAACGGTCTTTGTCACATCAACATTCAACATCTTTTCAACTTCATCAAAGAATCGGTCGAATCCAAGTGTTGAGTGATGTAAAGGACCAAAAGAAAGTCGTGTTACCATAGTTTTTCTCCTTTTAAGCGAGGTTACAAAATATGTGGCCCATAAGGCACCACAATTTTATTTATCCACAATAGTGAAAGCATCCCGGTTAACAAGAAAGGTTCTTTGAGGATTGTTTTCATTATATACACGGATAAATTCCATATTGTTTTCCTTAACTACCTCATTGTAGTTTCGGGTAAACACAATTTCATTACTATATTTGTTTTTCAGTTTTATCAATTTGTCTTTCACGTTTTTCATCATAAACTCCAAAAGGTTATTCGTTAGACTTTTTACCAATATTGTATTTAGTAACCAATTCCCATTCCTCTTTTTCTTTAAAAGAAATAATTTTAACTTGGTGTAATGGGGCAACATTATTACCAATTCTTTCATGGTTTAGAATTTTAAGTAATCCCCAATCTTCAAGTAATTTTGCAATTGCATTACGTCTTTGTATGTCATTTTCGGATAAGTTTGAAGGTTTACCATCTAAACCAAATAATTCTTTAAAGTGTACGATATAGTATCTTCCTTGTTTATGTAAAATGTGGCAAGATTGATACAAAACCTTTTCTCGCCTGGAAGATACTCCTATTCTAGTTAATGTTTCACGAATTTTTAAAAAATCATCTTGTTCCTTTAGACCCACTTCAATAAAATTGTTTAAGTCCACCATATTATTTTTTCCTTAATCCACCCGTATCGGTTTGTTCTTTTAATTGTTGGATTTGTTTCTCGTTTAGTAGACGTAAAGCTTCTTTTGCTTTAGAATCTGAGAATTTAAAGACAGTCTTTATACATTCTAAATCTTCACTCTTTTCAGCTTTTATCCACTTCGCAAAGGGCCTTTTCTGAGCCCTGATTATATTTATAAGAAAATCAAATTGTAACTTTTTATCCAAATGGTGTCTCATATTGAGCTCATTTGCAAATAAAACACAATCTTTATGGTACGACAAACTCCTATTTGTTAAAAATGGTATATATTCACGTTCAGTCAACTCATCAACAATTAACTGTTTCTTATTTTGTAGTATTGAATTTACATAATCAAAAGGTCCACTCATTGCAACAACATCCTAATTAGTCCTGTGGTGTCAATGGTGACAAGTAGTAGATAATTAGCGAGCATACCAAAACTGCGGCGAGTATAGGCAGCCCAAGCGTACATACTACAACCCAAAATCCAAATAGGGTATAAGACAATAAGGGGTGGGTTAGGAACGGTGAGAGCCATGGTAATACTACAGCCAATGCTAATAGCCCAAGCAAACACTTCAATAATAAATCTAAACGAATTACTACGCCAGTCATCTTTAATCCATTCTATAGTAGGTCTGAAAATCGAATCTATCATACAAATTCACAATTCACCATCAACTCAGTCAAACAAGCAACTGTATTAATTTCTTGGTCAGCAACAAAAGCCGTCTTATACTGGTAGTCAGCAAGAATAACAACCGCTTGAGGGATAGATTGGGGTTTCAGCGAATCATACATTGCATCATAAAGTTTACGGTAAAGTGTATTTGGGTCTACTTCATGTGTAGCAACCCATTTACGAACAGAACCGAAATCTTTCTCTTTGAGGCTCTTTATAATTTCAGATAGTGATATATCGGCGATTTGTGCCAAGATACCAGTATCAATAGAACCAAATTGACTGTAACGCTGTAACTCATTAATCACTCTCCGAAAATCTGGAAAGTGTTTCTTCACCAACTCAGCAAGAACCTTGTCTTCAAAGTCGATTTTTTCACTTTGCAAAATAGACTGAATACGCTTGAAAAACGCAGAGGCCATCTTTTGTTTTTCACCATTTCTCAAACCAAAATCAATTACTGCACACCGAGAGTGGAGTGGTTCAATGATTCGATTCTTGTAATTACAGGTGAAAATGAACGAACAATTGCTTGCGAATTCTTCAATCGCATTACGCAAAGCTGGTTGTGTTGAATTTGGGTTTAGATAATCAGCTTCGTCAATGATGATGACTTTTCGGCCACCAGCAAGAGACATTGAAGAAGCATAGTTCTTAATCTTCATCCTAAAAGTATCAATGCCAGATTCATCAGAACCATTGATGACCATATAATCGCAACCAATTTCTTCACACATTGCTTTAGCAACGGTTGTCTTACCGACACCGGCGCCGCCACTCAATAATAAGTTTGGTATATTTTTTTGGTCTACATATTCTTGAAACGGCTTTTTCAGACGGTCAGGAAGAATACAATCTTCCACCGTCTGAGGCCGATACTTCTCTGTCCATAACAAATGTTCCATAGGAACTCCTCACAAAAAACATAATAAAATTAACCTTTGGTGAAACTGGAACCAGCTTCACTCGTCACCCAGTATTTCAAATTAAGATTCTTATTTTTAAAGTGTGAAACACCCTTAGACGAATAAGAAAATTCATAAGTACCAGAAAGTATTTTACTGAAGTTTTCAGTTTTAAATACAATCTGATAGGTATCACCATTACCTTCAGAAACATTAAGTGAATAGGTATGTGCAGAGTCGTTTTGCATATCCAAAGAAACAATATTCACATTTTGGCCATCCGATTTGATTGCAATTTGTGGTGACGATAGAATGTTTGCAGCTCGCATGAATTTGTCAAAGTTATCATTAGAAATTTCAAACTTAACTTCTGGGTCAGGCATGACCAATTCTTTTTCAGGCGGAAGAACAATCATTGTTGGTTCACAAAAACGATAGGTGAATTTGTCACCTTGTGGTCCAACAATAAACATTTGTTTTTCTTCAAACTCCAGACTTGGAACATCTTTAAATGCCGACATGGTCGAGAGGAAATGTGGCAAATCATAAACACCAAAGTCAGTAGGAATATCTTCCTGAATCTCAGCATGAGTCAAAATGTTTTTATGTGGCGAAACAGTTTTAAGTGTCTTACCTTTTTTAAACATGATGCCTTGGTTAATATTACCAAAGTTTTTTAAAATACCAATTGTTTCACTCGAAAATTTCATAATCTATTATCCTTTTTCAAATCATGATTGTGAAGAGCCATTATACCATAGTGTAAAACTTTAAGCAAGTCTTTTCTATTGTATCCATCTTTTTTACCGTATCGTTGAGCATATTTCATAATATTACCAATACAGAACCCTTCGCCGTGGCCACTATCCATAATAAACTCAGTTGCCTGAAATTTATTTTGTGAGTAGTGTTCGTTGTAAGTAGAATCTACATAAGACTGTAATTCTTTTAAGATTCTATCCTCACTATATTTGTAATCAATCATACCATTTCTTCCTCATCATCTTCTTCCACAAACGAATCAATGTCTAAAGAATTTGAAAGAATATAATTCTCATCAATCTTTTGGTCGTTTTTGTTAAAGATAATCATGTTATTCATATCTTCACATAAACCTTCAATATTGGATGGAACACAACCATATAACTTAACCTTTGTGTCTAAAGGATTCTTGTTATCGAAATATGCTTGGCCAAACTCATTAAGGAACCTATACCATTCATTTTTAAATTTCAACATTGATTTGATATAGAATTTTTCCAAATCAACACCTAAGAAATTTCGTATGTAAATAACCACTCTAATTTCTTTATTTGGATTTTGTTGCGATTTGCTTGCAGCTGCTACAAGTGCTTTCGGTGCAGATGTTGAAGAATATGGCAAATACAAAACTTTGTTGTTGTTTATATAATTGTGTGTTTGTAACCACAAATTAACTTCACCAGCATTAGCCCAGGACTTTGGAAGTAAGTTTGTGTTTTGAATATTCAGTTCACGATGATAAACTTGCCAACGGATTTCATCACGTTTGTTTGATGAAAATTTACCATTACCACAGGCTAGATTAACTGCTTTTAAAATTTCATCGGGGTCATTTTGTAAGTAACCATTTTTAATTTGGCGCAACATAATCCCGACAACATCTTCCTGTAACATTAAACCAGCAGGTGGGTTATCCACACCATTGTTCAAGGCTACATTAAAATATTCTTCCTCAGATTCATCAATTTCGTATATATTAACAATCCGATTTTTAAATTTAACTTCCGTTAAAATTTTATCTTTTGTTCGGCCATCCAGAAAAATATACTTTTTATCTTTAGTTTCTTTAAGAGAAATTGGACGTTGATACAACTGCCAACCGGTCTCTAAAATACCAGATTTCAATTCAGAATATTTCGGATTTAATCCATTATATCTGGTTGATTGTGAACTGCCTTCACCATCACGATTGATTACAGATTCAGGAACTAAGTGTGTTCCTTTAAATTTCAATGATTTGTAAGATGAATTCGTATAGAATTCGTGGAATACATCTTTTCTCAAATTATTTTCCACGATTTGGCGATGTTCTTCCGTAAATTCGCCATACGGTTTAATTTTTAAAATTGACATAGTTTTACCCCTTTATTGTCTTATGTTTAACATTTGTTTTACCAAATGCACTTGTTTTACCAAGATTTTGCAGAGGTTTTACCCTCTGTTTATTTACAGTTTACCTGTAAAATTAGCTACCGCTGGCATATTACCTGTAAAAGCATAGGTACCAACGTGTTGTGTTTTCATCCAAGGACATAGCCAAACTTTACCACCAATTTTTCTCCACATCTGGCAGAACATATAATCTTCACTCAGATAACGGTCAGAACCGCCGCCTGTAATAGAATCTTTAGAATCAATCACAGTATCAAAGTAAGCATGAATGTAACGTGACCCGTCAAAATTGGCCTGACCTTGGTGGTCTGGTTTATAGTGAATCATGGGATAGGCTTCTGCCATCTTATTAAACACTTCACGTTTTACTAACATGAAACCTGTTCCAATTTCCATAACTTCTAACGGTTCAGTAACAGAAAATTGTTTAGTACCTCTGACCACATTGAAAACATATTCTCCTACCAATTGTTCTAATTCGCCTGGTTCCATATCAGGATTTTTCCTTAATGATTCAGCAACATTTTTCCAATTGATAGCTTTTTTAGGATAAGGTCCACCAATAACATCCTTATCTAAGGCAAGTAGTGCCAAAATGTCTTGTGGAGAAAAATGAATATCAGAATCGATAAACAATAAATGTGTATAACCTTCTGTCCTAAGGAACTCATCAACAAGATAATTTCGAGCCCTTGTGATTAGTGACTCATTGAACAAGAAGGAGAATTTACTTTCAACACCATAACGGTTGAGAGTGTTTTGTAGGTCTAAACACGATTTAATATAGAGGCCATTGGCCATGCCGCCGTACATAGGGGTGGCAATAAAAACTTTACTTTTTTTCAGTTCATCGACTTTGATTTGTATTTCCATAATTAATCCATAGTAAAAAAGAGAGAGGACATAATTATATATCCTCTCTCTTAAACGGCTTTTAGATTATTTAGGCAAAAGCACGAACACCTGAATTACGCAGAGCTGCGATACCAGCAGCAATCATACGCTTGGTTGGAGTACCAAGACGGTAGAAAGAAACTTTCTCACCACTTGCATTGGTACGGCTATTCAAGTAAATAGCATGACCCTCTTTACGCAGCTCGTCAATGACGGCCGAGGGGTTTTTTGCGCCGAAAACGGAACGCATTTTATTTGCGGTTAGAGTATTATACTCCGAATCTTTCGAAAGATACGCTAGAACTTTAGCTTTAACAGACATTACAAATTTCCTTATAGAAAATGGGCCGCACTTGGGAAAATATTACAGAGGCGGCCCGTCCCTGCAATTCGTTGATTATATTGTATTAAGTATGGAATGTCAATACTTATACAGGCAGAGATTAAAACGGGATATCATTATCACCTACACCAGTTTCTGTTTGTTCTGGTTGTTCCGTTAGAATTTGTTCGGCAGAAGCACCAGCATCAACTTTGGTATATAAATCAACAAATGATGCCTTGGTGTCATCGTCAAAACGGTTCAAACACAAGGTAAGTGCTTTGATTTTATCACCAAAGATACCATAAGTTTCAACAATATGAACCAAGCGCCGAGTAGAAATCACCTCATCGCAACCGCCATCGGCGAATGTTTTACGAATAACATCAGCCCATGTTACAAGTTTTTCAGCAAAATCATCATCTTCACGGCCAGCAGAGGCCAATTCTTTTTTAATGATTTTACGTTCAATAGTTACGGGCGGAAACTCCTGTTCCATCGTGGTACGAAAACGCTCAAGAAAAGCTTCGTTGAGAACATTGGTGAACATATAACGACCATCATCCGAACCTTTACCTTTGGTGTTGGCAGTAGCAAACACGGTGAAACCAGGTGCAGGTGTAATCAATTCACCTTTTTTCTTAAGCATAAAGGGTTTGCCTTCAAGCACCCGTTGCAATGAGGACAGGTTCTGAGCACCATAATCGATTTCATCAATACAAAGGACAGCGCCTTGGCGAGCAGCAGTAGTCACAGGACCATCACGCCATTCCATATTACCATCGATTAGTACATAATTACCAAGAAGGTCACTCTCATCGGTTTCTGGTGTCATAGAAACGCAAACAAATTTACGTTTGGCCTTGGCACAGGCCTGTTCAATTGACATGGTCTTGCCGTTACCAGAATGGCCAGAAACAAAAACGGGAAAGAAACGCATCGATTTAACGATTGACAAAACATCATCAAAGTTGCCAAATGGAACATAGTTAGTATATGACGTAGGAACCAAATTGGTTTCTTCCAATTCAGTTTGAACATTTACAATTTTGTTAGAAGATTTCTCAACAGGTTTTGTCATAGGAATCACTTGCGCTTGTAAAGCAACACCAGTAACACCAGGCACTTTATATGTACCACGTTTTACACGATTTGAGGTGTCATTAGTAAACCAGTAGGGGTGAGCAATATCAATTTGCGAACAAATAGTTTTAATTTCATCGACCGTAACGGTATCTTGGCCAGTCGCAGCCAAGGCATTGATGAATTTTTCACGGATTTCAGAACGCTTTGCCATAATAAAAATTTCCTTTTTCACAATTTATAAAGAATTATAACACAACCGGATAGGTTTGGCAACCAGCTGTGTCGCACAAAAACAACAATTTAGGTAGACATTCCTTCAATGAATTTAGATACCAAAACACGGTTAATTGATTTTTTCTTATTGAATTTCATAAAAGCTTTTGTCAATTTAGCAGAAGTAACTTTACCTTCACCAACATCAATTTCTTCCTGTTCAGTTTTCAAGTCATCGCCACCAGTAATCAGGAAAAAATTATCATATCCTTGTGGTTTACTGGAAAGAAACTTATCTTTTTTCATTTGTTTGACCAATTGTTTCAGTTTGTCATCAAAAGAATAAAAGCTTCGGTTCCTAATTTGTTGCAAATCACTTCCATCTTCAAAATGGTAACGATGATAAATGGAATTTTTTATGTGTGATGTTTTAGAACCAGTCAAAAAGAAACCAAAAACTTTTGAACCTGTGGTTGATTTGAACCAATCTAAAACATCATACATTATATTATTTTTTTGAAACAACCATTTCAATTTCTTTTCATATTTATTTTTACGGTCACACAAAATCACATTTTGGGATTCTGTATTAAATTGTTCACGGGATAATCTACTTTCACCGTCTTTGCTTGTAATGATAGTATTATAACAACGAACCCAATCAGCATCACCATCGTGGACAATAACCAAACTTGTAAGGTCTAAATTATGTTTACGTTTGAAATCTTTCATGATTGATGCTGTTGCAACAATAGCTTCAGTAAGTGGAGTGTTGGACATTTCTTCCGATAGAGGAATTGCATAAGCTCGGCGGCCACTATAATAATTTGAATAACGGCGTTCGAAAGCAGATTGCAAACAAATCATATTACGCAAAGCCATAGAAAACTCAGCATTTGTCATAGATGAATTTAAATATTCACGCAAACGAACACCATCAAGGGAGAGAGTTCCTTCATTTGTTTCAAAGGTATTCCAGTAATCAACCAATTTTGTTCGGTCACTCATGTCACAACCTAAATCACAAGCCAATGCTTCTGTTGAATTACCAAAACCATAAACAACAAAAGGAATACTCACTTTGCGACAAAACAAAGAAAGCACCAATATTTGTTCGATAGAACCGGCCATGTTATCACCCATAGAACCAGATTTATCTAACAATAGTACAAGTCCGTGAGATTTGCCTTTTGGCACCCTCATAACTTTACGGAAAATATTATCATCAAATTTATATGATGCCAATTTATTAATATCGATATCACCAGTATCAGAAATTTTTAATTTACTAAACGCTTTGGCGGCTTTACGCATTTCAAATTCTTTTGCAAGCAAACCAACATAACGCTCATTTTTGTTTTTAAAATCTTTTACCCAAGAATTGACATCCTCTTTAGTATAAAGACCGTATTCTGATATTTCAGTTTCATAGTGTTTAGTCATTTGTTCCTGAACACGTTTCCATGGAGTTATAATTTTTTCCAATTTAGGTTTTGGAATTTGTATATAAACATATTCTTTTGATTTTTCATTAAGCAGAATTGATTCTTTTTGACGGAAAGTTTCATCAGTTTGACACCGAGGTTGAAATTGGCCATCATAAGGATTAGAATCTTTAAAACGATTTATTTTTCCGGTTGTATCATCTTCCGTGTTTTCCGAATTTTCATCACTGGAAACATCATCATTATCATTTTCATCATTATCTTCTGGTTTGTCAGAATTTTTGTTTTGAAAATTGTCGTTTAAGTCTTCCGTTTCAGTTGAATCACCATAATCATCATAATTATCATATTCATCGGAATCATAATCATAATTGTTATCATCGAAATCAAAATCGTTATATACTTCCTCAAACATTTCTGATTGCTCTTCCTTAGAGTAATCATAAATTTGTTGGGTTAATTTTAGTACATCATCCCAAGTTTCAAGTGTTTTGATACGCTCGATAATTAATTCTTCCTGAGCACTAAAAGAAATCCAAGAAGCACTATATTGCGATTTGGTGAAAATGTTTAGACGGTCAATAAAAGGCAGACCATCGATTTCTTTATTTTTAATACCAAAGAAATCACGATTCATTAATTCATTATAAGCTTTAATGAAGGAAGGACGGAGACCAGGATATTTACGCTGGACTTTTTTCTCAATTCGAGCGTCCTCAACAACATTTAAAAAGTTTTTATAATAACGACCTTTGGATGTATCAGAAGCAACATCATGCCAGCCTTCGGCAGGAGTATACAAAGCATGGCCAACTTCATGGCCGGTCAAAAGGTCATACATAAAACCATTCATATCTTGCCAAATTGGCAAATAAAGTACCCGTTTAATAGGGTCAAATTTTGCGGTTTGAATTTTTTGGTGTTCAACCGTTAGGTTCTCGGTTGCCATTAGTTTGGCTAGTGCCGTTTTTTGTTGAACCGTAAATGTCATAATAAATCCTTTACCAATTTATGGTGGTATTATAATCCATTTTGAGTGAGGTGTCAAGCGTTTTTTGACTTTTGTTGCATTTTAACAACATAAGTTAGTGAGTACTCACTTTTAATACTTTAGTATTAATGGAGCGGATGGAGGGAATCGAACCCACATATGAAGCTTGGAAGGCTGCCGTTCTACCATTGAACTACATCCGCATTTAAAGATATATTATAACAAATTATCGGCCGACTTGTGGCAAATATTGTTCTTTCACCTGTTCCCAATTCATAATTGCCAAATTGTCGTAGAACAAGGTTTCATGTGAAACTCTGCCTTTTTTAACCAATTGTTTGATTCTTGGCTTGGCGTGCTTCTGTTTCCATATATTACTTAGGTCATTTACACTAGAATCAAAACACTTTTTCATATTTTTGCCATCATGTTCGCCTCGGAGAAACTCACAGGTTTCTGCATAAAGTGGCGACCAATAAATTCCCCGAGCGTGTTCTGATTTGATTAATTCTTTTGGTATATTTAATTGAGAGTAAACAAATTGAAGTGAACGATTCTTATGGTCACGCTTATGTGGTTGACCTGATGGTTTCTTTGCAACATACCAATCAAAGTATTTTCTAGTGTGATTTGTTTTCAGCCATTCCCGAATCATGTATCGTGTTTCTTTTAGTGGTTCGAATGAGACAGAACCTGCTGTGAAACCCATAGACTGCCAATAATCTAAGTTATCGTATTGTGATAACCCACCAGCCTTGGTCTTACCATAAAGAGATGTTGTGGTGACAGCTGCAAGTATATCACCATACAATTCTTTCCACTTTTCTTGTACGTCATCAGATAGACACAATAGAGCAAGTAACTTACCACCAACATAATTAAAACCAAGTGGTTGCAAAGGCACAATTGTAGAACCAATGGCACTATGATTAATCATCTTCTTGGTTTTGAGTTCTCTGTCCCAACCAATGTACTTGTCTCTCGGTGTTAAGTCTAAGAAATCAGATGAAATACAAATAACACCAAGATACTTCTTTGTAATTTTATCTTTTACAATAAAGTTTAGATTACGCCCAATATTGGCATTGTTCTTCATTGTGGATGAGAATGTACGAATACAGTTCCACAATTCAGGCAAATCATCTTGTTTGTTGGCATAGACCAGTTCAGGTTCTAATGCCAAATATTCTTCTGGGTCTTGTGGCATCCAAATATTAGTTTTCACTTCTTCAATATCACGCCGTTGACTTTCATCTTTCAGTACAAGTCTTTCACCTTCCCACAAATCATTTACAACAACAGAAGGGTATTTGTCTTGTACTTCACACCACTTTTGGAATAGTGTGTATTCACGGACATCCATTTGAGAAACATAAGTGAGTTCTTCAATAGTTTTCTCACGAAGTTTATCAGTATCAATGTTTTCAAACTCAAGGCCGGAATCTTGCCATTTCTGCCATTGTGTTTCTACATCGTCTTTAGGGTCGAATGAATATGACATTATTTTTTCTTTTGCTTTCTAACAAATTTCTTCATCATCTTTTCTTGTTTTCTTTTAGCCGTCATTAGTGTTGCAGGACCAACAAGTTCAACAAACTTTTTACCGTCCATGTGGTCCAGTTCATGTAGGAAACATCTAGCAGTTACACCTTCCATTCTCATACGTTCAGTCTTGCCTTCTTCTGTGGTAAATTCACCTACAATCCAAGACGGTCTTTTTATTTTAAGATATAAACCTGGGTAGCTGAGGCAACCTTCACTCTGACTTGCCAAGTCTTCCGAAAGTTCAACAACTTTTGGGTTAATACAAGTCAAAGAGAAATCTTCATGGCCAATTACAAAGATTCTTTCAATAACACCACATTGATTGGCAGATAACCCTATGCCGCCATATCGTTTCATAGTCATCTTCAATTGTTGTACCAAGTTTGTCATTTTCGTATTAGGTAGTGCCGTAGTATCGTAATCAGGCATAACTTTAGATAGATAAGGATGATTATCATCAAACAGAGGCAAAGGTTCTAATGGTTTAGAATTAGTATACAAATCTTTTGAAGTATCAATTGTTAATATATCACTCATTTTACTATCCTCGAAAAATTCTTTTCTTTTGAAAATCTAATAACATTTAAAAATTTATCCTGTAATATATCACCTTTATGTGAAATGACAAACAGGTTTACACCTTCTAACATATGAAGTATCTTCATCAATTCTTCCGTGCCGTTAGTATCAAGTGAAGAATCAAATGTCTCATCAAGTATTAAAAGATTTGTGTTGGCAGAATTTCTAAGTTTTGCAATAGACCGCCAAGTTAACATCAATGCCATATCAATGCGTTGTTTTTCACCTTCAGAAAAATTATGATAACTAAACTCGTCTCTATGTCTAGATTTAATCGTTTCTTTAAATGATTCATCAAGGTTGAAGTTTACAAAAAAGTCCAAAGAAGCCAAATACTTGTTGACTAATTTATTGATAACAGGTAAATACTGTTTGACAATCTTTGTTTTAATACCATTATCACGCAACAATGTTGATGCGACTTCATAATATGTTTTTTCATCTATAAGAGTGCGTAAATGTTGCTTTAAGTCATTTAATGTATCATTAATGATGTTTAATTCTTGTTCTTCTTTATCGGTAAATTGCTTTGTGTCTTTAAGTTCTTCAACCAACCTATTCAACCTAGCAATCATCTTATTTGTTTCGGTGATTGTAGTATTAATAGTGGCAATTTCTACTTGTTTCTGATTGAGTTCTTTTTGTTTTTCTGATATGTCATTTAATTTGTTTTGTTCTACCAACAGTTTCTTTTCAAGTTCAGATAAACCATGTTCACATTCAGAAACTTTATTGTTCAAATTGTTTAGTTCTTCTTCTTTAAAACCTTCTTCGATGGCCTGCCGGCAAGTTGGACAATTATCATGTGTTTGAAAAAACCCAATATCTTTTCTAAACTTGGATAGGTTACTTTCTATTTGAGATTCAAACTTTGTAATTTTTTTGACCTTGTTTTCGGTGTCAATTTTATTACTTACAATTTTCTGTAGTTCTTCTGTTTGTGTCGTAAGTATTGCAACATTGGACAACAAAGAATTAACTATGGCATTATTGTTGTCTATTTCAACAACATATTGATTCACCTTATCATCATTGTTTTGTTTCAGATTATCAATATGCTTTTTCTGCATATCATATTTCTGTTGAGTTAAATCTATCTCATGTTTTTTGGTAGTTGTTAAGTCTTTATTATTTGATAATCGTTCTTTAACCAAGCCATTCATTGTAGAAAAGATTTGTATATCAAGAAGGTCTTCAATAATTTCCCTACGGTCAGCTGCCTTCAATTGCATAAAGGGTGTAAAAGATGCCGAACCAAGAATAACTATCTGAGTGAAAGATTTGTAGTTCATTTTAAGGATGAACTTCTCCAAGTGTTCCTGGTAGTCTCTGGATGCAGCATCTTGATTTAGTAAATCACCATTGCAGTATATTTCAAATATGTTAGGTTTGATACCTCGAATGATATTATAGTTGTTGTTGCCAATTTTGAACTTAACTTCAACAACACAATCTTTTCCATTGATGGAATTTAGTAACTGTGGTTTATTAATATCACGAAATGGTTTGCCAAACAAAGCAAAACACAATGCATCAAGCATCGTGCTTTTTCCAGAACCATTTTCACCTACGATTAAAGTGTTTGCATTATTAGACAGAGAAATCTCTGTGAAATAATTACCGGTACTTAATAAATTTTTCCATCGTATATTTTCAAATAAAATCATTCAGCCACTTCTGAAACATTAAGTGCTTCAACATAAAGTTCTCTCATCAAAGTTTTCAATTTATCAGGTTCAACATCAAGTGTTAAGTTATCAATATACTTAGACAAGATGGTCATAGTATCTTCTGCCTGGTCAACAATGTCTTGGTCATCAATCAGATACAAGTCATTAAAATCTTCCACAATAGATAAGTCGGAAATTCCTGCCTTGTACAAATTATCAATAACAAAATCAAACAAGAAAGGATTCTGTTTGTTTATAACTACAACTTTGACGTAAGTGTTCTTTTTATCAGCATAGTTATAATTTTTCCATTGTTCAAAATCCGAAGCATTGTCATCATACAATATTTTATTGAACATTGTGAATGGGTTTTTTATGAACTCCAATTCTCTGGTGTCGGTATCAAAAATATGAAAACCTTTCGGGTCATTATAGTCTGCCCATGTCATTTCATAAGGAGTACCAACATAAGTAATATTACCATCAGTTGATTTATGATGAAAATGTCCAGACAATACGACATCATACTTGTCCAAGGCCTTTTTGTCAAGCCCATGGTCACAAATATTGCCTTTGTCCATCTCAAAACCCGCAATCTCAAAATGCCCAAAACAAATTTGAGATTTGGATGCCTTCATTTTATCGAAAATTTCTTTTTGATTTTCATCACAAATCCAAGGCACAATATCAATTTTGACACCATCAAAATCTTCCGTCCAAAATTGTTCTACAAGGAAAATATTCTTGTATTCGTTCAACAATAACGATGGTGAATTTACCTCAAGTGTGTTCTTAAAGGCAACATCATGGTTACCGACCAAAGTATACAATTGAATATTATTTTCTTGTAGTTTGTCAAAGAAATATTTACGGGAAAGATAAAGTGAGTTAAAGTTGACAAACTTTCGCCTATCAAATAAATCTCCCATTTGCATGACAACATCAATTTTATTTTCCAAAAGATAAGGAAACAAAACATCATCGTAAAATTTTTGGAAGTATTTGTGAAAGTCTAAAGAATCCCCTCGAGCACCGAAGTGAGTGTCACCAAGTATACATATTTTCATGATATCTGTGTTTTAAGTTTTTCAATTTCGTCTTTTAATTTTAACTTTTCTTTTTTAATTTGTGCGGCAAGAGTATCGTTCCATTGTGCGTGAGCTTCCATTAAATCCAACTCTAAGTCTTTGTGTTTTTCTTTCAGTCGTTCAATGTGATGTTCAATTTTTTGTTTTTGCATATTAAATATCTCCAATAAATTTTTCAATACCTTTTATCTTACCTTCTTTTTTCTTGCGTTTATTTTCCTCAAAGTTTTGTATAAATTCCGAAATATTTTCATATAGTTCGAATTGCCTAATATTACCTTCAGCATCTTCAAACATTTCAAATTCATCAATGATGCCGTATTGTTCTGTTGCCTTGTATTTCACATAGAGTTGTTTCTTCTCTTTCATAATTCTGCGGAGAAAAGCATAATATATGATTTGAGTAAAATAAGCAAATGGATTTTTACTTTTATCCGGGTTAAAATTACGGAAGTACATTAGACAATTTTCTATACCGTCTGAAATCATTTCATCTCGGAAAGAATAAGAAACAAAATTTGGTTTACGGGAAAGGTGTTCTGCAATTTTATAAAAACATTCACCGATATAATTCGGAATATTTGGTTCCTCCAAACTATCTTTTTCTGCCTGTTTACAGGCCTTTTTATACTCTATAAGAGCAGTCAAAAAATCTGCATTGTTGATATAATGATTTGATTTAGCCATAATTATTACCTGTTTAAGTGTTGACAAAGGGCTTGACAAGATGTTACAGTCTCGGTGTCCCATTTGAAAATAAAAAATTTAATGTAGATTAGATTTCCTTTTCTGATACATTATTTCCATAAGGTTTTCTAAGTCGAGTTTTTCATCATCGTAATCTTCATCATCTAGTTCTTCTTCCATTTCTTTTGTTGACATTTTTTCCATAATTTCTATTACAGTATTACCGTAATGTGTGATTAAATTTTCTTTAGGGTCGATTATTGTTAATATATCTGCCATGTCAATGATAGCATGATTTTGTTTAATTATTTCAATTGGCAACCAAGGCATCATCATCATAACTGTTTGGCCATTATTATTTCTTTTAAAAATAATGTGCATAGGATTGTCTAACATAATTGTACCGTTTTCATCATCAACAAAATAATTTGCAATGATATCTTCACCACTTTGTAGTCTTACAATTTTTATGTTAGTATTAGTTTCCATTTTTTAACTCTATGTTGTAAAATTTATAGTTGAACTTTTCTTCATCGTATATTTTAACACGTTCTATGAAATGTTTCAAGGTATAATTAACATATTTGCCTATACGGAAGTCATCTGCAATATCAAATAATGTAGCTTTCTCTTTGTTATCACCTATCCGTAAACCCCTACCAATGGACTGCAAATTCCGAATCCTAGATTTAGAAGAAGAGGCAAAGACGATATTGTGTAAGTTTCGAATGTTAACGCCAGTACTAAAAGTGCCATAAGATGCCACAATAATTGCGTCTTGTTCTTTTTCAGTAATTGCACGAACCGACTCCCTAACTTCAACATCTGTTCCTCCAAAGACAAAGAAAACGTGTCTTTTACCGGCGTGTTCTTTGATGAGTGCGTGTAAGTCTTTGCCATGTTTTTCTACAAATTGAAATAGAATAAGTGTATTGCCTTTAAGTGACAAGACTAAATTTTTTATAAAATCATTTCTTTCTTTATTCTTTACTATGTAGTCTATTTCTTCCTGATACTTCCAGTTTTTAACCATCTTACATATTTCATCATTATATTTAAGTATCAAGCACTTAATATTAAAATCGGCCAACTGTTTGTTTTCTATTAGTTCCGATGTTGTTGTTGCCTTATAGACTGCACCAAATAAACCTTCTAGTACCAATCGATGTGTTTGTGTACCATCTAATGTACCTGTACAACCTATTCTATATTTCGCATTTGTGCAACCTGAAAGAATGGTTGTCAACGATTTAGCTTTAAACTGGTGTGCTTCATCACCAAGAACAAAGTTAAACTGTTCGAAATATTCCTTAGGGTTTTTATAAATTGATTGCCATGTTGTGATGGTAAGAAACTTGTTTGTGTGTTTTTCTTTGCCTGAGTATTGGCGGTGACAAAATTTATCGGATTGATAACCGTAACTCTCGAAATCTTTATACATCTGTTCAACAAGCGAAGTTGTAGGAACAATTAATAGACCTTTTTGAAATTTAGATGATTGTAAATATCTCACTATAAGATATAATATAAGAGACTTACCTGAAGCGGTTGGTGATAATAATAAAAGTCTTTTGTTTCTGACTGCTTGTAAGAAAGCTTTAAATTGATATTCACGAACCTCATGTGGTAATTTTAGTTTTTTGATGAAGTTTGTGGCTTCTAGGCCAGAAAATTCTTGTTTTAATTCTATTTCTGGGTCTACTAATAATTGATAATCACGTTCTTCACAAAATTTTTGTATGTAGGTAATTAAGCCGTGATATGTGGTATTTGTTCTTTGGTCGAATAATCTTATTTTTCCGTCCCATAACCTATTTTTATAGGCAGGCATAAACTGATAACCAGGAACGAAAAAGGTAAAGTATTGCGAAAGTTCTTGGCCTATGCCTTTATCACAATTAATTTTGATGAAAGCTTCATCTTGTTTAGAAATTATTAAATCAAACACCTTGTATAAATTTTTCCCATGATATGAAGTCACGCAATTGGAATGTGCGACTGTTTAGTTCTTTGAGTATAGAAGTACAGATGTCCACAATTTCATCATACATTACTTTTTGTGCCATAAATTTATTAATATCTTCATCACTCTCTAAATATGTATTCATTTCGGATTTGAGGGTGTAAGGAAATGGTTCCCATCCATACTTACTTAATGTATCCTCATCTAACTTACCTGTGTAATATTCCCATTTAAGTTTTTTCATTGTGTTATATTTAAACTCTGCCTGTTTGGAGAGTAAACGATGTTGGGAAAGTATGTTCAGATACTTACTGTGTAATTTGGGAATTTTTAGTAGTTCTTTGCCTGGTTCTGTTCTATCAACCTCGGCATCTTTGGACCACATCTCAAGCACTTCATCAATTTTCATAATATACCTCCAAACATTAGGTTACACTATTCGCAACCTTTTGTCAAGCTATTTTAAAACAATTTTTCAATGTCGTAGTATTCATACCGAAATGTTGCATCGGCAGTCATAATAGTGTCCGGACTATCTTGTGTACTCATAACAAAAGTGGATAAAGTTGTTGGAAAAATATTATGAAATTTAAATGAATAATATGGTTTGTTTGAAGATGATAATACTGTTAGAGTTGCATCAGAAAATTGAGGAAATTTGTTTGCTTTTATAGCAGAAATTTGACTTATGGATTTCAAATTTTTATATTCTTCATATTCTTTAGGAAAAGTCATTGCTCTAATCCAATCGTGTACTTCAATCCACGATTTCATTTCTTCATCAATCATAAATGTCACATTAATTAAATCGTATATAGCTTTTTCACCTGGAGAATATAAATCAACAAAAGGTGTATTAATTACAGCTTCTGACAATGAAATGCCAGGCACACTTACCGATTGGCAAAAGTATTGCAAGTTAGGTAATCTACTAAAGTTCAACTGATATTTGTTGCTTTGTAGAAAATTTGGATTTGTAGGGTTTCTAGTTAATGCTGACATAGTATTATTTAGGCGTAAAAAAAGACCCACCATTTCTGGTGGGTCTTAAAGTCTCATTTATTGTTATATATTATTGAGACTGTAAAGATTACATCAAGTTTGCAACCTTGAAAGCACGATAGTACTTGTTCGTAAGAACTGTACGAGCGCCTTCACCCTTGACTGTACCTTGTGCAAAAGGATTTGCAACCATGCCGTAACGGGTTTTGAAACCAATTTTTGGCTGGAAGGTTGTCGTATCAACCGCACGAACCATTTGCAGAGGAACGTATGGGCAATAGAACAGACCAGAGTCATAAGCATTGCTACCCTTATAACCAACAACAGCAAATTCGTTAGAATTCGTAGCAGTGAAATACGGGTCAATGTAAACTTTAACACGACCAAACAACGTGCCAGCAAAAGTATTGCCAGTATCGTCAACGGTCAAGTTAACATTCGAAGCCAGAGCCGAATTGTAGTCGAGAATGCCTGCCATAGCGAGAGCAGAAGCAACATCAGACGAACAAATCATGATGTTACCTTTCCCTCTACGGGTTTCTTTGGCGATAGCGTTAGCTTCACGCTCAATCTGGAAAGCCAGACCTTTGACTTTTTCAACCATCCAACGGCCGTTCGAATCGGTGTCGAGGTCAAACGTACCTTCAGTTGTCGTACCGATTTGAGCACCGGTAACAGCCGTACCATAAATGTTACGGATAACTTCACGGTTGATTTCAGCAAGAATTTCCGAAGAAAGAATGTTGCTGAGTTCTGTTTCTGCATCCAGACCATGAACAGCTTTCAGGTCTTGAGCAAGTTCCATCGAATACTCGGCCTTCAGAGCACGGGTATTTGCAGTAACGGTAACTTTCTCAATCGAGAAACCCATCTCACGGAAAGGATTGTCCTCACCAGCAGAAGTGGAATAACCAGCAACAGCCGAAGCGTTGCTCAAGAAGGTGTTCGATGCAGCAGCACCAACGCCAAGAGCAGCTTGTGCGCCACCAATACCCGAATGGCCTGTGTTAGCCTCATTGTAAAAGGCTTCAGTACCACTACGGTCTGTACCATAGGTAGAACGCATTGCAAAAATCAGACCGGTAGGACCTGTCATCGGCTGAACGCCGCAGACATCATACGCAATCAGATTCGGCAACGAACGGCGAACCAGCGAAATGAGGATAGGGTCGAAACCAGCAACAGGACCTGTAGCTGTAGCACCACCAGTAAAACCACCGTCACCGGCCGAGTTTGTGGGTGAAGCTTCATTAATCATGCCAGCTTTTCTCATTTCTGTTGCTTGGTTTTCCAAAACAACAGCGGTAACCGCCTTACGATAGGGGTCTTTAATGGGAGCCAGGTCTGGATGGTCCAGAACGCCTTCCCATTTCTTTTGTAAAGATTCGGACAAATACATTTTTAAGTCTCCTTAGTTTTTATTATTTTTTAGTTTTCGAAATAGCTTGTGATACTGCGGCAACCATTGGGTCATGAATGACTTTTTGTTCTTCAGCATCTTCTACCTGCTCATGCAGTTGTTGCTCGTCAGCTTTCTTCACATTTGTGGGGAAATAGTTTTCACGGATTGTCTCAAGTTTTTCTTTGTATTCGTCCTCTGTGGAGAATTCAACGCTCTCTGCAAGCGATTTGATTTTTTCAACTTGAGTGTCTGTAAGACCTTCCGTTACATCTCTAACAATTTCACCCTTGCGTGATTCAACAAGAGCTTTAGCGAAACTCATGCCTCGCTCAATTTCCTCATCGAGTTTGCCTTCAAGTTCTTCAACTTTACTAGCAAGTTCATCAACAAGGTCAACTTTTTCAGCAGGTACATCAATATAATGTTCTGCGAACAGATTACGGAGGCCAGTAATGAATTCTTCCGTCAATTCAGAACGGAGGCTAGATTCGATAGCAATTTCATTTTCCGACATCCATTGTTCAACAACATAGTTGAGGTAATCATCAACCTTTTCTGTAAGGTCTTTTTTGATTTCTTCAACCGATTCTTCTAATTGACTAGCATATTTCTCTTCCATTTGTTCTTGGATTTGAGAAATACGGTCAGTAACTCGGGCTTCAAAAATAGTTGTGACTTTAGATTTGAATTCTTCCGAAATGTTTTTATCGTCAGCAAACAAAGCATCAATGTCTTCAGATAAGTCGAGTTTTTCTTGCTCAACTTGCTCTTCTTCAGCAATAACTTCTTCTTGCTCTTCGACTTCTTCCATTTTAGCGGAAGCATCAGAGGGTTTGGTGGACGGTGCCGTAGCTTTCTTCGCTGCTTTGGTCACATCCATTTTATGCGAATCATCATCGGGTTTCGCATTTTGTGGTGTAGGACCACCAACGTCTACAACTTCGCCATCTAATTTTTGCGGAGGCATAGATGCTGCTTTTGCTTTGCTACCAGCAAGAACTTCTGCAGCCGCTTCCATTAGTTTATTTTGAGCCATTAGGATTCTCCTTATTATTTTGTATTTATAATTTTAAAGTTTTCGTAGGTAATTTTCGAATAATTTTAGAGCAACTTCTTCAATTTGTTGTTTAGAAGCTGTTCGAATTTGTTTTTTTGCATGGTCAAAGTCCGATTCAACAAACTTACCATCTACGAACATCCACTCTTTATTCTCCATGATACCATTAACGAAAGCGCCTGGGGCAGAGGGGTCAGCAACAATATCAGCTGCTGTAGCAAGGCGAAGGTCATCTTGAACCAAGTTATAACCTTCTTTAGTTTGTTGCAAAGAGCCAAGAGCTCTTGAAGAAACACCTAAATTAACATCATTGTCAATAAAGTTTTTGACGATATTGCCATAAGGTGTATCAAGAATTAAAGCTTTACCATAAAAAGTATTGCCATCCTCACTCAATGAAACAATCTTGTGTGAAACTCTTTCAAGGTTGATTGTGGGTGTATCCGGATGACCTAATTCACCAAGAGCACGATTTGTCTTAATGAATTCATCTTGATATCTCTCAACCTCAGTTCTGAGAGTATTCATTTTATACATTCGATTGTTTTTGTTGACTGTATCACCAACAAGAAAAGTACCTTCAATATAAAGCTTTTTACCACCTTTTTCGGTGGTTTCTGTTAGGTACTTTACTTCTTCTACTGTTTCTCTAATGAGTTTCATTTTACATTCCTGTCTGCGGCGGGTTGTAAGTAGCTTGTTTACTCACAGTTAAAATTAAAGTTCCGTTTGCGCCACTATTATTAATGAAAACATTTGCTGTTGATGTATTACCCAATGATATATCATGAGTTGTTAATGGCCAATCAACAGCATCTGGCAATTCTAAAATTAAAACACCAGTATTATCATCACCACGATAAACAGACCAAATTCCGTTTGAAGAACTCAGTACACTTGTAATTGAGGCTGATTGAATGGTTTCTGTATTATCAGCGGCTAACATTAATAAATTTATTGCAGTATCGCCAGTACCAGTAACTCGAATTACCGATTTACTTCTTTTGTTGTTTATAATTTCATATGCCATTTTATCTTAGTCCCATTGATGAGCGCCTACGCATTGACATCTTCCTTTTTAACAATGACCGGCGCAATTTAGCTCTTCTAGTTGTTTTCCATGACCGTTTTAATAAACGTGCCTTTCTTAATCTTTCTGTGGCAGGAATACGTTTTACTGTATTACCTGAAATTCTATATCCTTTAATACCTGACCGTCTGCGATTCTTTTGAACAACAATACGACCTTTTGCATTTCTTCGAATCCTACGGCGAATCTTACTGATTCTACCCATCTTAATAATGTTGCGGTTTGCAGCCTCATCTATCTCAACTTCTTCATACATATCAGAAGCAATATATTTTTTTGCTTCTTCTAATTTTTTTGCCGCAATATTATTTAGACGCTCGATAATTTTATCTTTTGCCTCACTTAGTTTGTTCTCTAAAATACAATCTAAGAATGTCATTTTTTAGCCCTACTAAAAGCAAAGTCTGATGCTTTAGCTAAGTGTGCAGGTGATTTATGAACCATATCTGCAAACTTCTTTTTGTTTTCATCATTGAGGGCATTGTGTACTTGAGTGATTGCAGAAGCAGTGAAGTGGTCCACCTTCCTAGTTTGGCCGTTGGCAAACTTAACTGTATTCGCTTGCTTCTTGCCTACAATCTTATGTAATTGGTCCATTACCGCTTCTACAATCGTAACTTGTTCTTCTTCGGCTTCTTCTGCTTGCAACGGGCCAGCAGAAACATTTGGTCCGTAAGGTATTGAAAAATACTTGTCTAATTTTTGGTTGTAATACAAAGCCATTTTAACTTTGTTTGGAAAAAGTCTTATAGCTTTTCTTTTTAACACCAAAACGAAAGGTGGGTCCTTAGGTAAGTCTGGGGTTTCTTCAGAAATTTGAATTGCATTTTCAAATTCTTCTTCGGATTCTTCTCTAACTGCTTGTCTAGTTTTTTGAAAAATTTGTTTATTATTGGATAGTAAGTCGACCATCTTATTGAACAAATTCTGCACAATCATTTTATCGGCATTATTAAATTGTGGCCGGTCTTCCGTCATTTTATCCAAAACACGGTGTATACGAGCAAGCTGAGCTTTGTTAGCAAGCCCAGCACGAACTAACACATCAAACTTAGAGTAGTCTGATTTTTCTTCTTCTAAAGTATTTTTAAAATCTTCTAATGATTTCATTCTTCTTCTGTTTCTAAAGGAGTATCTTCTGTGTCTTGAACTTCAATTTCAGACTCGACTTCTGTTTGCCCACCGTTATAAATTGTTTTAGCAATCTGTTGTTTTCTTGCATCTAAAGAATCAAAAGCTTTAGAAGCTAAAAGATTCTCTAATGTCTCTTTAGCTTTTGTTGATTCGCCGTCAGCAACATTTTGTATGAATTTTTGTGTGTCCATAATTTTTCCTCGTTAATTATTTAGTTTAACCTGGTAGAATACCGTTCTGTCTCAGCATCCAATTGAGGAGTTGGTGATTCAACTTCTCCAGTATTGTCTGCTGGTGGATATTCTTCAGGTGAAGCCGGCGGTTCTTGTCCTTGTTGTAAAGTAGGACCACCTGTTCCTTCTTTTTCTTCTTCATCAATTTCTTTTTTCAGACGTTTAATATCGTCATCTGTCATTTGTAAAACATTCTTTTTGACCCAGCTGGCAGAATAATAACGACCAATATACGGGTCAACTGTACCTAATAGATTCAATCTTTCACGAAGCAATTCAGCTTCACGCATTTCGGTAAAATTATTATCCTTTTTATAATCATAATAAATTTTTTCTTTAAATTCTTCCCACTCCTCTTTAGTACAAATACCTTTTAATACTAATTGAGTGCCCAATGCGTCGTCAAAAATTTGAGAGAATTTATTGCGTAATCTTTGGATAAACTTTGCAAACTTAACTTCATCTCTTGTAACTTCAGAAACACGTCCAAGGCCAATCATGCCGCCTTGTTGTGGTTCTAAACGTGAAATAGGTACATTCAAAGATTGAAGAAGTTTCTTTTGAAAATACTTAACATCTTCTAACTCACCAAGGTTTTGACCAGCTGGTAGAGTTGTAATCTCTGTACCTTTACCACCTTCACGGCGTGGTAACCAGAAATCTTCAAGCATTGACATATGCTTGCGGTCATCTCTGAGTTCACCAGTAGAAGCATCATAAACCATCTTGTTACGATACTTGACCATTACATCACGCAAGTATTGTTCTGCTTTACCTTTTGGTAAGTTACCAACGTCAATGTAAAAAATACGGCGTTCTGGTGCTCTTGATATTCGGTAAATAACTACTGCGTCCTCAATCATACGCAATTGATTGAGGGGCTTAATTGCTTTGTGTAGATAAGAAATTACAAAAGTATTCTTTGCATCCATCAAACCAGAGTTAATATTAATAACCGAATCGGTTGCAATTCTTAAACCTGAGTTTACTTGTGCAGAATAATTTTGTGTTGTTGTTCCTTTGTCGGAATAAACATAATATTCAGCAATTGATTTGATTATGTTTGCGCCGGTTTTTGGATCTCGGTCTTTTTTGATTTCACGAACCTTGCGAATTTTCCGTGGGTCAATGTAACGAAGTTCTTTAATACCTTCTTTTGGTTTAGATTCATCTACCACAGCATGGAAATAAATTCTACCATCAATATACCAACGCTTAAACAAATCATCAGAAAGATTACCAAAATTTAACATACGAAGAACATTTTCAAATTCTTCTGTAATTTTTTTCTTAATTGATTCTGGTTGTTTTAATTTATCTAATACAATATCTACCGTTCTACCGGATTCATCGTGTGTAATAGCTTCATTTACAATATCATCAATGGCTTGTTCCAATTCTGGATGATTAGCCATTTCTCTGTAACGAGTAATAAGTTCCAATTCATTTCGAATGGAACCTTCTAAATCTACATATGTACCGTAATAAGCATTTTGTGTTACGGTTACTGCGCCATCATCTAAAGCCTCATTAGGAAGCGCAAAAGAAGGTTGCTCAGCCGGTTGTTGCTGAACAACGTCCTTTTGTCCTAAAGTAAAACCAAAAAGTTTTATTGCCATATGTTTATCATCCTAAAATAATATTGGGGAAAAATCCCCCCAATATTTAAACCACATTATCGGCTACGGATTCCCACCATTGATACGTCAGAGTTACAGAAAACTCCTCAATTGTATCATTTGAACCCCAGTCAACATCAATCGGTGTCAAATCTGTTGGAAATAAACCAACAAATTTGTATTTTTTCAAGGTGTCGCCTTGTTTACCAAATTGTGTGACTTCTCCATCAACAGTATATCCTAACGGAGATAAAGCAGCTGGGTTACGAACATTCAAATTGTGTGAATTGATTCCATTCATCCAACGCTCAAAGGCGTTACGAATGACAAAATCTTCATCATTAATAACTGTGATTGTCCAGTCAGCGAATGTTCTGTTACCTGCAAACTTTAACTCACGTCCAAAATACTGTACAGGCACCACACCAATTGTGGCGCCAGGCAATTGAGCCGTCTTACATTGGAAAGTTAATTTTGATTGTGCTGTTCCTGGTGCTGAGAACCCAGGAAACGGCATAGAAACTTCAAATAGATTGGGACGGGCACCGTCACCAGTCATTTGGCTTCTAAATTCGTTAATATTTAATGCCATTTATTTTCTCCTGTTTCTCTTATATTTAGAACTGTCCTACAACTTCATTAAACGATACGCCTGTGCGAACCGCAACAAAGTTGAGTTGGATAAAGTTAATAGAACGTGCGGGCTTAATGTAGATATCACCAACAAATTCGTTACGGTCAATAACTTGTCCAGTATTATTGGATTCGTCACAAACAACACGGAAGTCGGTAATACCACGGCGGCCTTGTACATCACGCAAGAATGGTTCGACCAAATTTACAAACTGTGCTCTTGTGAATTGGTCATTAAATTCAAACATTGAGTACCGTGCAGCACGGGAAATTGCTTTCTCAAGTACAATAAACAGCCGGCGAACATTAATGCGGTCAAATGCAGAAGGCTTAGACAACATTGTTTTGTCACCAAACAGAACTGTACCTTCACCAGCAAAAGAAACTATTGGGTTGATACCTTTTTGGTAGAGGTTATCACGGTCGGCTTGATTTGGATTCCATGCCAACTTAATAACATTTTTAAGTATACCTCGATTTAAACCACCTGGCGAGTACCATGGGTCACGTTGCTGGTCTGTTCTTGCACAAGCACCAGCAACATCAGCGTTACAAGGAATCCAACGATACTTGTCGTTGTACTTGTCGTATTGATATTTCCAATTTGAATCCATCACCAAAAAAGAAGATGATGTTAAGCCATCACGATATGCAATAGCGTCTGTTGCTTCAGAACCAGCATTGTTTACAACATCAGCTTTTTCTGGTGAAATGAAAGCAAGACAATCTTTTCTGGATTCGACAATATCGTGTAGTTCACTAACAACAGTCGAATCGGCAGGACCACCAATTAACAACGAAACGTCAACAGCTTCAGCCGATGCAAACAAACCTAAACCTGTTACAGTATTTCCAGAACTGTAAGTACCATCAGCACCACCATTTAATATTGATGTAACATTTGAAGTCAGGTTAGCAAATGTTACATTGGCAGCTGTATTTCCCCAACTTTCGGCGGCCGTCGTCAAATCTGTGTGGGCAGCCCAACGGATATATTTCGACCTATTGTTTATGACTTGAGCGTAATAATTTGTATTACCATAATCATCTTTAGCATCAGAAGCTTTAGAGACATAAAGGAATGTTTCTAAAACTTGTCCTGCCACACCAGTAAATTTGCCTTGAGCATCAATTACAATAACGTGCAGTTCATCATCCGAACCTCCTTGTGCATTTACCCAAGTAGATGTTCCAGGTGCAGCAGAAGGAACAAATTTGTCCAGACCACTATTGGCCAAGGTGGTAATTGTGTTGCTGTCTACCATCTCAACACTAAGTGAATTGCCTAGTTCACCAGGAAATCTTGCAATCCATTCGCCGTGGGTGACTAGAGTGAGTGTAGCACTTGAATATTCATCATCATTACCGACAAGTACTCCGGTTGAATTGGAACCAGCATTTAATGCTCCGGAGCCGGCAGCTCGAACAACTTTTAAATTATTAGAATATGATAGGAAGTTTGATGCTGAGAACCAGTGTTCATAATTATCTTCATTAGGTTTACCAAATGTGTCTGCTAGGCGAACCTCGTCAGAAATGGTAACTATTTCATTGACTGGACCCCATGCAAAATTTCCAGCAATTGCGCCAGTTGAAGTGGCGACTGCGGGGACAACCGTAGTGAGGTCAATCTCAGATACGTTTACCCCAGGTGATAATTGGAATGCCATGGATTTCTCCTTATGTTTTTACAGGGTCAATTTAAGATTTCTTGATATACTATTTAGTGTTTTATAAAATTGAAGATGGATAACCTCTTTCAGTCCAAATGTCATATCCATCATTTATAATTTCTTCTTTTCGTCCATCTTCGATAAAACCTACAGGAGTGATATTTTCTTCTTCGGCCATATTATATTCTTCTATAAGTACTCTACGGATGTCAATATTCGTAGAATCTCTGAAGTATGACTGTGCGGTTAGCCATGCAAACAGTACTAAACCCATTACTAAGTCATCGTTATTACCTTCTTCTGCTTGGTATGTATCTCGGATTCTTGTAAATGTGTTCAGTTCTGCAATAGTGTCAAAATCATTAATGATTAATTTGTCAGTTTCTATTAGAGTTTTGAGGTTTGCACAACCAATTTTTTTAACTGATTTGGTGGTTTTAATACCAAAACTGGCCGCTCGTTTGAATCCACCCGATATTGTTTGTCCTTTTATGTGATGATGGTCAATTTTATAAACATTTTCGTATTCTAAGTCATAGTGTAATATATCTACAACTTGTTGGCCAACATTATTTGTCTCAATTAAAACAAACGCTTCATTGAATCTATTTGCAATCGAGTAAATGATTGTTGGAAAAAACAATAATGGTAATTTATTGTTTCGGTATTTAGCAACTTGTTTATATGGAGTTTGGGAAACATCAAGAACATTTATAGTTGAATAATCCTGTTCAACACCTTCTGAACAATCCACCGTACAGATATACAAATGTCCGGGTTTGGGTTGTTCATAAATGTCTAAATTATCATCGGAAGATAAAGGATTAAAAAATGCCAGACTTCTTAATTTAGCACCAGATATTAAAGTTGCCGATGAACCAATGAACTCAGTCTCAAATTCTTGGCGAAACTGTTCTTCACTGGTATTTCTTATGGTTTCTTCACGCCATTTAGCATCACGGCCAGGAACTTGCGACCAATGAACTTCAATTGGCTTGTAAAGAGAACGACTTTCAGACGCATCGACCCACATCTTATAAAAGTGGTTTAGACCATAAGGGGTTGAAACAATGATAACTTTTGTCGTTTGACCAGAAGAAATAACAGGGTAAGTAGACGTAAAGAAATCGTCTGCCATATTCTTAGGCACGAAAGCAAATTCGTCTAAAAATATTAAGTTGTATGTGCCACCACGAACACCAGCTGCGGATGTTGCATAAGCATAAATTTTTGAACCGTTTTCCAGTTCAACACTTCTTTTGTTCCAAGTAATGATACCTTGTTGTAACCAAAGTGGTAAATATTCATAAGCTTTCTGTAAACGTGAAAGTATTTCTTGAGCTAAGGCGCCTTTGTTGGCCAAAATTGCAATCGTGTATTCATCTTGGAATAAAACACACCACAACATATAACCAACTGTCGTAGTCGTTTTACCAACCTGCCGAGGCATCTTACAAATTGAAAAACGATTTTCATGGAAATCTTTGACCATTTCTTCTTGAAACGGCCACATATCAAAAGGTATTAAACCTCTATCAACGTGTACGATCTGAACATAGTTTTTAATAAAATATACCGGGTCTTCAGAACATTTTATAATTTCTTTGACTTGTTCTTCGGTATATGATATTTCAACACCAACTTTTTTTAGTCGGTCATTACCAAGATAACCGCCTTCTGTCATTTCGTTATACTACGGAAAAACCATGCGTGTTTCTGGTGTTGGTCTAAAAGTTCTTGTAAGTAATTTGAAACCGCAGATTCGTTTTCTTGGTCTGCCAAAACTATACCAGCTTTAATTTGTACAATCATCTTATCATTATCAGACTTTAATTCATTAAACATACCTAATGCGTCAGGAATCGATTCTGTTTCTTCTATTGCTGATAATTCAATCATACGAGAGAGTCCTGTTGGTGCATATGAATCCAACATTCGAATTTTTTCAGCAAGAATATCGGTGTTATCAAAAACTTTTTCGTAAAAATCACCAAGATAAGTGTGGTACTGTACAAAATCAGCACCTTCCACATTCCAATGGAAGCTGTGTGATTTAAAATACAAACTAAAATTTGTACCCAATATAACCTTTAACTGTTGAATCAATCGTTCCATTATTCTTGTCCTTTATTGTTTTTTAAAAATTTTACCAATTCTGAAGTGGAACCAACAAACACAGCTTTATCAATATTCATATTTTTACTTTGTTTTTCACCAGTTAAATCTTGTTTTCTTTTCTGTACCTCTAACAAATCTTTGTTTAAGTCAGATAAATTTTTAATTAAACCTGCTGCGACTTCATAAGCTCTAGGGTGTTCAGATTCTTTAGCAACGTGTAGGAGATTATCAATCGCAACATTACCTTTTTCAATCAATTCACGAATGTTGTGTCTGGCGAATTCGGAATCGTCTTGTATAGGTTCTTGTTTATTTGAATAAACAGGTAAGTTTTCGTCAGAACCAAACTTGATTGGTTCCAATTCTAAAGCTTCGGATAAGTTTTTGTTTAATTTTTCCATCATGCATTTGGCCATTCATTAATAGTTTCTGCAAATCCAAATTCATCATCTGGATCAGAATCTTCAGGTACTGTCGTTGTGATTATTGATACTGATTTTACTGGAGAACTATCCAGTGATGTTATGGTATATTTAGCACCAGTATAATCGCCACGCACTATATCACCAACTTCCAAAAGCTGATTCAACTCACCAGCAATTAATATGCCACTACTACTATTACTAAAATAAATTATTTTTCCAGTTATTCCTTTACTTTCAACTCTAATTGTTTCTGAAGTTGAAAAGTAATTGTTTCCATTTGCATAATCAACAACAACTTTTTGTGCTGATTTGTTTTGAGTTTCTTCATATAGATTGGTAATAACTCTGCCATAAGAAACTCCACCAGGAGCACTTGTATTGGCATAAGAATCGCCAATTAAACCAGAAGGATTAATTACTGCTGGCCAGATATAACCTTTGACCGTAAATTCCAAATCCCATGTTATTAAGCGAGTTGTCATCATGTCGCCTTCATAATCGGTTGATGTTGATACTGAATTCAGTATGATAGGTATGTCATATTTCTGATTCATATCAGGTATAAAATCAACCGTTACACTAAAATCTGGTGTAAAAAAAGGCAAAATTTGTTCTATAATTTGTGTACCATCTTCTGTGTTTCGTACATAAATGGATAACGAAAATGTAAAATCATAAGGAACAGGTACATATTGTGTTGCCAAAGCTCCTGTGGTAGAATCTTTTGCAAAATTTCTTAATGAACTTATTTGTTTTCTGGAACTATCATAATTAAAACCTGTCAACTCAAAAGAAATTCTAGGCACCAATGTATTGACAGATTTTGTTAAATTCGGGTCTGATGTAATTCGTGTGATATATTTTTCTTTGGACCCATAAGAAAGAGGTACTTTAAATTTTTCGTATGCAGTATTACCATCTTTCGAATATCTTTGCAAATAGATATCATTGAAAATAGTACCAAAAGCCACAACGACTTTTCTTATTGTTCGGTTATAAAAATGGTTTTTGCCTAACATTATGGTTCACCAAATGGGTTAATTTCTGAAAAGTCGATTATTGAATCCGCTTCCGTTTCAATTCTGGTATTGTCAACAATGTCCTCAAACACATTATTATCAAATACAGTATCGTCAGCTGCACCTGTTTGTGTCCAAATTGCGCCACTTTCGTCGCCAATGATTGACGATGACCCAGCAAAAGTACCAATCACCCGATAAATGTCTAATGCTTTAGTATGGTAATCCCAAGTATGTACAACAGCTGTTGCTGTAGCATTGGCCAAATCTGTTCCTTGGTAAATAATTTCATCTTGTTTATAGTTTCCACTACCACCAGTATCCACAGTTAATCTTGTTCTAGAATAATTGTCACGAATTTGTTCATCAATCTCACTTATTCCTGTTGATATCAATTCATTTGAGAACACAAACTGTTTCATTTTTAGTGAATAAACATAAACATTACCACCACGGCCACGACCCAATGTATAAAACATAGCCTGGTCGTTTTCGTGTTCAACAAAAGTAATTTCAAAAAAGTTTTCTACTAATGGTATATAAATCAAATCACCTTCTCTAGGTCTAATTATGTTTTGACCAACTTGATATGCAAATCTACGGCGAGAAACTAATAAAGAAACTTCATCTCTAATTTCTAAACCAAATTTAGAAACAAAATCTCCTTCTCCATCCATACCAGTAACATTTTCCAAATACATTTCAATAGGATATGCGGATACATATTGTTTGAGTGTATCTTCTCCATAAAGATAATCTACTTGGTCTCTTGTTGTTCTAGGAAGATAAAACACATCCATTCCATGAATTTGCATGGATTCAATGACCAAATCTTCGACAAGAAGTTGTTCTTGCGTTACATGGTTGGCTGGAAAATTATTGAAATAGAAATTAGTAGGCATTGTTTATCCCATTATGAAGTCGTTGGGTAAAACATTGTATGATTGCATTTCTTCTTCGACTTTATCAATTTCTGTTCTTGCTTCTTCCATAATTCTCGGACCATCTAAAGTCACACCACCTGGCATTTGAATACCAGCAAACTTAGATAGATTGGTACCCCATTGATATTTGATTAGAGCTGTTGCATATCTCTTTAAAAATCTATCTTCCCAAACATCAGACACGCCTGCTTTAACCATAGTATTTGCAGTTACATCAGAACTTAAAGCATTTGATATTTCTATTTCAGTAGGTGAATTGATTTTACGAACTTGAACTTGTTGACCGTCAGATAATGTAATAAAGTCGTTCTCAATAATTTCTTGGTCAAAAACTGTTGATGTGCCGGTTAATGTATTAGAAGAAACTGTGCCAGTAATGGTGCCTGTTAAAGTTATTGATGTTGGTTCTAATTTTCTATAACACTCAATAACAACATATTTACCTAATTGAGCATCTCTTTCCCAATCAATGTCTAAAAATACTTTATTTTGGTGACGATTAAATCTAAATTGTGGTGTACCAGAAAACAACAAATTCAAAGTGCGAATGTGTTGCATGGTAATCTCATAAGAAACATAAGAAACCGATGTGAAGTCATAGAGGTCATGTAATCTAAGCTGATATCTTAAATCGAACATATTGATAGAAGAATTTGAATCGTCAAAAGGCATAACACCAGTAACAAAAAGAACAGCATCAGGACAATAAATCCATCTTCTATCAATATCTTCTTGTGTAAATTGGTGTTTCATGTAGATTTTTTCACATCCATCAAAATGGTAATCGTGAAAAAATTGAAGTGCATCATCAATACGGTCTTCCACCTGGTCATCATCTACATTGATTTGTATGACCGGATGGCCTAATCTTCTTAAACAATAGTCTTTAAATTGAGACCTAGTGCTAATGGCCATGAATAAACTCCCTATGGTTATCTGAGTATTTATGCTTTACCAAAAACGTCAATACATCAGGCGGTCATTTCTTTTGGTCGTTCTACCTTCACTAGGTCTAGACATAATCGTTGTATTTTTTGGTTCAGATTTGTCATAAGCATAAACTCCTTCGTGACTTATATTAAACAAATCTGCCCTCATCATTATATCTAGTGGGTCACAAATACCCATTTTTAAAACATGAGATAATAAATTTTTTGCAATTGGTGGGTCAATGGAATATGCATGAGCTCTACAAATAAAATGTTTATTATGGCCATCAGTACCGTGTGGTGGAATAGGAGTCACTGGCCAGTTTTTTTCTACCCACTCTGCACTACCTAAAAACACAATAGAATTATAAAAATTGTGGTGTTCAAAAGCTTTTAATAAAACAGCATCGTGTTCAAATATTACAATTGGCCTATCAAGTTTAACACAATGAACCCAAAGACTAATATGACTCAATGCACAAGCAACTTCACCCCGTGTAAGATAGTGGTCAGAAACTTTTAATAGTTTCATAAAATCACTATTTTTCATATGTTCTGGAACAACAATTTTGTTTTCTATTCCATTATATGCTTCCCATATTTTATATCTTTGGCCAACTTTATCACAAGATTCTTGACATTGTTTCGATAATCTTTCTGAATTTTCGTTACCTTTTAAGGTTATAATATAAGAGTTTTCAATTTCTCTATCGTAAGAATAAAATAATGTTTCCATAATTAATTTAAAATTTTATTAACTCCAATACCAAACTGAAGATTTTTACCTTTTTTTTGAATTATATCTTTAAGTTTATTTTCAAATTCTTCATCTTTATATCTAGGTATCTTATTTACTTGTATTAAAATTGTTGTATATAAATTAATATTTCTCAAAGTTCTTTGCATTTCCATAACGTGTTCCAACTGAATAACTCCAGAATTCATTTTTCTTATAATTTCTGGATGATATTCAAAAGAAACATCAACAATTTCGAAATCAATTTTTTCTTTATATGCAAATAGATTATCTATATAACCTTTTACTATTTTATTATCCATTAACTTTCTTTGGTCAAAATTTTCAAAATATTCTAAACCAAATTTTCTTGTGGAATTGATTTCACTATCTGAAGTATAAGCAGCTGGATCAGGCACTTTAATTTCCCATAAAGCTCCATTTTCACTTATTCTATACATTTCTTTTATAGTATCTTCTGGATTATTTAAATACTGTAAAATATTTTTTGCCGAAATAAAAGAAAACTCATCGTCTTTCCAAGGCCATTTTTTTTCATTTAAATCAAATACAACATCTGGTTGTAGAATTTCTTCTTTATCAACATTGATACAATCCTGATATTGCTCTAAACCACATCCAAGATTTATTTTTTTGTATTCTTTATCACAATTGGGTAAATCTACATTTTTTAAACTGTATTCTTCTTCTAGTTCAGAATATAATTTTTGCCAAGTTGTGTTCCATTTCCTATATTCTTCTTGTCTAAAAATTTTTACTGTTTGATAATAAGGAGATTTTGTTGATTCGGGTGATTTCCATGCCCAAGGATGATAAGGTAAAATAGGGACAACAACCCAAGTTTTTATACCCAATGCACCAGCTAAATGTGCCAAAGATGTACAAGATGTAATTAATAAATCTAATTGTTTTAATGCACCAATTGTATCATCCCAAGTTTCAAGTTCATGTTGTAAATCTACAATTGAATCCGATAAATCAATTGTATTGTGGTCTTTTTGAAAACTATAGAGTTCTAGTTCATTATATTTTTTTAAATTGGTTATAAAATCAACTGGAAACTTTCTGAATTGTTGATGTTCAAATTTAGGATTACCTGCCCATCTTATTCCAATTTTCACCTTTTCATTTTTGGGCATTTTATTTTCCCATTTATTCACATATTCATCAAGTGGATAAATGTATTGTTGATTTGGAAAATTTTCAAAAGTGTGACCAGCTACCCAACCCGAACTGAAACCTGGAATCCAATAATCATGTTCAATCGTATCATCAAATTCTTTTCTAGAAACAACTTGGTCTACACCATCAATTCTTGAAAATACATCTTTTAAACCTGAAGAACAAACAACAATCACTTGACTTGCGCCAGCATCCTTGTACGATTTTGCAAATCTAACGTGTATAATTTCATCACCAAAACCACCTTCAAGATTGATGACAATTTTTTTATCTTTTAAATTGTTTTCTTTAGGATTAAAAATTGGAGATTTCGTTGGTAGTGGAGATGAACCATAAACACCCAAAAATCTTCCTGCGTCTAAACATTGTGAACCTTCTTGGTAATTACCTTCTTGTAATAAAAACCATCCTCTATTATATTTGTGTCTCAACCAAATATCACTTGTATTATTACCAAAAGAATCAGTAACTCTTTTCGGTCCTAATTCTTCCATTCTGTCCGATATTTCACGGGCTTCTTTATTTTTACCAACAAATTGGTATTGTAACATCAAATCAAGGTCGTGCATAATAACTCCAAATGTTTATATATTATATATTAAACGTCTCCAGTATTGGTTGAAGGAAAGGACCTACTAATAAGTCCGTCACCCCATATGATACGAACAGCTCCTCCCGCTCCAACTGACGTACCGCCGTTACCAAATCTACCATACGACCCACCACCATAATTCCCTCCGTAAACAGGGCTAGCACCGGTGTTACCATCTACACCACCTGAACCTCCGCCGCCGCCGGTACCATAAGAGCCTGTTGTGCTAGCGCCTGCTGAGCCATTCGTTCCTTCGCCGTATATTCCTGTTCCTCCACCGCCGCCGCCTGTAAGATTACCATATCCTCCGCCGCCGCCACCGCCACCTGAACCGTCCGTGGCCGCCGGCGATGGGTACCAACCGCCATTGCCGCCAGCGCCGCTATATCCACCAGCACCACCACCGCCAGACTCATAGCCAGAAGCTCCTACTCCACCTATACCACCATTACCACCGCCATCACCAACATAAGTAGCTGCTGCACCTGATGTACTTGTTCCACCATAACCAGCAACAGTTGCAAGGCTTATAAAATAACTACTCCCAGCAGTAGTCGCTGCAGCGGTTGAGCTAGTGCCTGCGCCTACTTCAACGGTATAAGAATTACCGGGTACGACTGGTATATTATTTTTCCAACCCAGCCCGCCGCCACCGCCGCCTCGAGCGCCACCAGCAGAGTTGACCCCAGCAGCCCCAGCACCTATGCATACTACGGAAACATTTGTTACACCGTTTGGTGCTGTCCAAGAATATGATCCAGGAGTTGTATATTCAGCTTGGCCAGCAACAACTTGTAGTGTTTCTGCTGTTCCAGTCGATGTGTCATTGATTGTGACAGTATTACTGTTTGCTATGTATGTTCCGTAAGTATCTTTTAATCTAAGTCTAAAAGATTCCGAACCTTCTGTAAATGCATCAGTATTTGCTGTTATTGTTACTGTTGCTGTGTTACTTACAATAGAAACTGTATTTGCAAATCCTTCTATAATATCGGTGTTGTTCCAATATCCAGTCGTAGTTGATATGTTTTCTAAATCCCAATTTAAAACTGTTCCGTCTGGAACTGTTGTTGCTGAAGAAGAAGTATCTATTGTAAATACAACATTACTACCTTCATCTATTGAAGTTGTACTTTCAGAAATCGTTGCAAGTACATTTTGAGAGGTGTCATTTACGTTAATAGTTGCTGTGTGTAATATTGATCCGGATGAAGTTAACCATCTCAAATACATAGTTATTGTTTCTGTCCCTTCTGTTAAAAAGTCAGAATTTGCTGTCCATGTTTGATTAGGTGTATAGTAACCAGGAGATACGTCAAGAGTGTACCAAGATTGATTAAATCCATAAGAACCGCTGCTACCAAGTTGCAACTGTGTTAACGAAGGTTGAGTTGTAAAATCTTCTGCTGTTAATCCAGAACCATATAAAACTCGCCAATACAATACCAAGTTATCTGCTACATAGTTAGTGTATATTGTAGGTGTTACAGTACTACCTTCATTTAAACTATAAGTGCTTGTATCAAAAGTGGCCGATGGAGTTCGAATGTAAAAAATACCACTATACCACAAGAAATCTCCAAAATAAGTAGACACATCACCATAATACCAATATACACGAAAACCTTCTTGTACACCATCTACAGTAGTTGAACTTAAAGTTTTATAAAAATACACATAGCCATTTGTTATATCTGTAGAACTTAATTGAATCTTTGATGTGAGTGAATTGTCTGTAAAATCAGAGGCGGTAAAAGAATTCTGTGCGTCATTTGTTACTAACCATATATAATCTCCTGGAATAAAACCAGTAAAATAAACTTGCCATCGAAAAGTTCGGCCTTGAAAACCATAATTGCTACTACTGGTATAATTTCCAGCTGAAGAATAACTATCTGTAGCATTATTTACACTTGTTATTTTTCTAGGTTCTGGCCATGAATCATCTTTTCTAAAATTATAATTATCAAATGTGTCGTGTATACCAGAATAAAATGTTTTAGTAACATCTAATTTTTGTGAAGTTATAAAATTACTATTTCTTTTCATTTTAATTATCAGACTTTTGTAATTGTAACGTAACCCGCACCACTATTAGTAGACCCCCAAGTTTTATTAGTTAGGTAAGGAGATGAATTTAAGTAACTGCCGGCGCCGCCTCCTTGAGCACGGCCGCCGGCGCTGCTGGCGCCATTGTTGCCGCCTTGACATCCGCCACTATAACCTCCGCCACCGCCGCCAACTCCAGAGGCGGATGCATTGTCTCCTCCCATAGTTCCTCCTCCACCAAATCCACCTGCGCCACTTCCATCGGGGTTTCCTCCAGCACTATTAAACCAAGCTATTCCACCTCTTCCAGGCGAAACTGGTGATTTTGGTGATAGCGCTCCCATAATAGTACTATTAGAAGTATCAGCTGTTTCTCCCCATGTAGTATAATACGCTGTTGGCGCAGTTGTCTGTACTACTCCGTCTTCGTTCCATCCTGCGCCAGGACAGCCATCCCAATAATTAACAGTATTGTCTCTTTGTTCACCAGAACCGCCATTAGTTGGAGGTGAGTTATATGTTACATAAGTTGTCGGAGTTAATGCAAACCAAGATACTGCTGATTCTGATTGCGGAGCATCAGCCCAATTTCCTGATGATGGCCAAGCGCCTCCTCCTCCTCCGCCGCCAGCAGCTATAATTAAATTTTGAGTACCTGGACCAGAACTTATGGGATTTCCCCAATACCAAACAAAACTTCCGCCGCCGCCACCTCTTTCATTACCAATAGCTCCAACGATAATTGCTATAACATCGCCTGCTATTAAAGAAACTCTGCCACTAACTATTCTACCACTACCAGCAGAAGTATAGGAAGTACCATTTATACCACTACCACCCCGTGCTCCAGCTGCTGTTATGTCGTAATTTGCTGTTGCGGGTACTTTCCAAAGTTGTACTCCTGAATACACATTCAAAAAACTACTATCTGAAGTCCATATTTCACTACTATAAGATGTTTGTACCTCACTTAAAGTTGGTCCATTTCTACTCGTATCATTTCCAGCAGTAGTAAATGTGTGGGTAGAAAATGTATAAAAAGCACCTGGTGGTGTAAGTAAATTTCTTCTTAAATCATGAACACCTGCAACTTCTGATATTTGACCTGTACCTATTAGGCCTCCATTATAGGTATAATAACCTGCCATGGTTAATTACCTTATGATATAACTTCATAACTACAAACAACTTCTAAGTCACCAGACGTACCAGCAGACAATTGCAAAGTGTCGTTTTCTTGTAAATAAATTGAAGTGTCTTTTGAAATTAAAACAAGAGTTGCATCGGCCGGAACAGAAATTGTTGAAGCAATATTGTAAGCAACAGCACTTCTTAATATCCATGCGTTTACGTCTGCTGCATTTGTTCCATCCACATTGGAAACAATTAAACTGTTTATCTTAACCAATGTACCAGATGCTGAAGCATTTGTCACCAAACTTGTTGTGCCTGTTGTAAGTTGTGCTACGGCAGTTTCACCGTACATTCCAGTCATGTTAAGTAAATTTGGATTTGCCATATTTTTCTCTTAATCTATAATTTAAAATATTAAAAAAGTAAATGCTACTGAAAAGCCTTTGCTAAGTCCAGCAGAAGTTTGTTGTGAACCATCAGAAAATGCTAAGGTTGTTGTGTTAGCAAGACTAAAATAAGCATTGTTAGCATATATATTATCTACTCCGGATATATCACCATTTGCCGAACCTTCTATAACCAATTCTCCTGCACAATAGACATTTCCTGATACACCTAATCCTCCAGTTACAACAACTGCACCTGTAATATTTGATGTTGAATTGGCACCAGATGTGAAATAACTTGTATCTGTTGCTGTTAATGTTCCTGTGTTTAAAACTCGACTATTGGATGTTGTAGTATTTGAAGTTATTGTATTTGTTGTTCCAAATTCCAAATTAGCTAAATGCCAATTTGCTGTGCCTGATGTTGGGTCAATTGTGCCTTCTGGTTCGTCATCATATCTATCAAAAAATTTAAATTTATTATCTGTTACATCAAAGAACCAACCAATGTGAGTATAACCAGGACCTCCAATAGCACTATCGTTTCTATTGCCTACTGTACCAATATCTGTGTTGATTGGAGAACCTTCACCCCACCATTTATCACCCAACGTATGTCCTGAAGTTGCTTCAAACAAAACTGAAATGCCGTTTGATAGTGTTTGAGTAAGACCTGTTATTGTTTGTGCTGATGCTTCTGTAGTAACAAAATCATTATAAGACCATTTAAATGTATCGGGTGATGTTCCATCTATTTCAACATAAAATTGTATTGTACCAGAACCTTCGTAATGTCCTTTAAAAGATAAGTCATTTAAACCATTAACACCAGTAACATTAGGTGATGTGATTGAATCACCACCGCCCAAATAAATAAAAGTATCTACAACTTCAAGATTATTGACAGCAACAGTAGTTTGTGTTCCTAAAATTTCTAAATTTGCAGCTGTTAGTGTGCCATCAACTCTAGCGTCATTTAAAACTCTAAAAGAATTTACGGAGTGATTCTGTTGCTCAACAACAAATATACCATTTACTGCATCAGATTTTGCAACATAACCAATACACATAGGATAATTTGGATAACTTGGTGATGGTTGTACAATAGTACCTGGTGTTGCAAAGCCAACGAATGCTCGACCACCTTCAGTTAAGGATGAAGTGTCCATGCCTCTAACAATACCGGCTGCAACAACATATCCGTATGTTCCGTTAGCGATATTATGACCAGCTAATCCAGAAAAGTTATATAGTGTTGGTGTGGAAGCATCAGCTAAAACTCCTTTTGGTACACCTTCTGTAGTGAGTCCTGAAAGTGTTACAGGAGCGCCTATGTTTATTTGAGCATTTGTTGAATTAAAAATTCGTATTAAAACATTTTCACCAAGTTCAATAGGAAATCCAGCATTAACATCATTATAATAATTTAATGTCTTATGTTCCGAGTCATAAAATAAACGACCTTCTTTATAATCTCTATGGTCGTTGGGTGTTAAATCAATTTGTTCTAAAACTTCAACTGAATTGGCAAATACATTTCCACTAACACCAATACCACCAGCAACTTTTAAAGCTCCTGTACTATTTGAATTCGAATCTGTTCCACTATTGATGAATATATCACCTAAAATCCATCCTCCAGCTGAAGACGAAACATAATCAGGTGTTGTCCAATATGTATTCGAACCGTTCGAAGTTAATATATCTCCAGCTAAAGAGCCTTGTGTTTCGATATATTCGGGTGAAACTTTTTGATATGCCATTATGCCTGACTCTCTGACCAAGAAATACGGCCGGTAATTTCAAATGGATTTGTACTGGAAACTGTCGAGGCATCTTCAATCAATCTAGCAGTTACAGTCAAAACGTCTGGACCATCTGGGAAAGTACCGTTACCACCAAGTATTGAATTACCTAATGTTGCAACTTCACCGAGGTCTTGTTGCGTTAACGAAGGTGTACGACCTGTTGTTCCTGTACCACCTTGCGCTCGGAATGAATATGCAATAGCACCACCATAAATTGTATCTTTATTACTATGATACAACAACTGACTCAAACTTGGACTGTTAACTCGTTGCCAAGTATTAGTACTTAAAGTTCCATTCAATACCAATTGAACTTCAACTGTGTGTGTTGAGAGAATACCAACACTCGATAAAATCAATTGCATCCGGTTAATAATTTCTCTTTCACCTAATAATCCTGGTGAACCGGTATCAACACTAGGAGCCAATCGAATTGAAATCAATGGTATAACACCCGTAACGGTTTGTGTTGTCGGATATGTTATTGTATATGTGCCATTAGCTGCCGTGCCGGTAGGTTGTCTATCCAAAACAATTAAGTTTCTGGTGGTTCTGGAACTATAACCTATTGAAGAATAAATTGCCCCCAAATACGGCTGATATGGAGTGATAGTTGAATTATATGGATTGCTAGTCTTTGTTCCAGCTTGTAATCCAGTACCACTTATTACCAAGCCATCAGAAATACCATTGAACAAAGTGTTTGATGTTGTATCTAATGCGTATCCAATAGTTTTTAATTGATTACCGGATATATTATAATAATAACTTGTTGTTTCTACTCTTGCAGTTAAATCAAGTGTGACAGAACCAGATAAGTTAAACGGAGTACTCGAAGCGGTAAAAACGTATGCCTTATCGTCATCGAATCTACCATCCATAATAACAGATGTTCCCCAATGGGCTAAAGCCGGAACATATGTTGGTTCTCCAATATTCAATAACTCATACCTGGAAGGTAAATTACCTGAACGCATATAAGCTTCAGTTTGTTTATTTCCGTGTACAAACTGATGGAAATATCTTGCTATACCGTCTTGGTCTTTAAATCCAAATCTGACTTTACCTGCACCGTACCAAGAATAATCAATATAAGCCATTTGAATCTTATGTATATCTAATGAGAATCCTGTTGGTCCTGTTCCATCAGCCTTGTCAATATTCCATTGTGACTGTGGTACTCTAGTGTCAATAATCTTTGTGATGATTGCACCACCTAATGTTGAACCAGTATAACTTGGTAAAACATACATTTGAGTATCACTATCAATTTGTGTAATTAAATATGTTTGTCCTTTAATTACGATTCTTTCACCTGCTGATAGTTGTGAAGAATATTTTGTATTTGTTCCTACAATTAAAGAACTCTTATATGTTACAGAAGAAGTTCCACTAATTTGTGTTGTTGAACTTCGTCTTACCGCATACAAAGCTTGTCCATCATACTCATAGAACAATCCATTTTGGTCATCAAATAAACCACAACGCAACAAACTATTTTGCCAAGATTTTACATAAAATTCAATTAAACCTCCAGCAGTAGTTTCATCAGGAGTTCCAGGTAAAGTAAACGTAAAATCATAATCTGTAGTTGTGTCAATTGTAAATTCACCATTCCAATAATTATTTGCACTAGCAGTAGTTGCACCAGAAACGACAACATTTAAACCAGCAGTAAGTCGATGTGGGTATCTTGTTGTAATCGTTGCTGTTGTTCCACTTCTAGTTAAAGTATCAATTGGAGTAGTCGGACTAAAATTAACAGCTAAACTAACTTGTATGCCTTTACCAGATTGATAACGGAAATATTTTCTTGTTTGTCTTACCATATTTCCGTCAGGATTAGATGACGGAATCAATTCAACACCGCCATCATATGGTCTATGTAATGCAAATCCATCTGCACGAATTAATAAACCAGAAGGAATCGCATATTCTACATCTGTTGCAGAATCAACAATTTCATTTTCCAATGACACTTGCGTTTGGCCATTAACAAAATCAATTTTATCAACATATCTTGTACCAACATCGGAATATTTGGTACTTTGAACTCCGGACCCGTTTGAAGAAAAAGTAATAACATTTGTTCCTGATATAGCATCACTATATGTTGGGTGTAATGTGAATTCTTGCAACGGCAAAGTGGTTGATGATTGATTTAGATAATAGAAAACATCAGGATTTATTCCTGTAATTGCAGTACCAGTCCAACTAATCTTAACTATATCACCATCACTATATCCGTGTGAACCACTATATGTAAATGTTTCATTTAAATTGTTTGCTGTTACGGAAATTGTTGTTGTATCTGGTGGATAATAAATTACAAAATCATCACCTGAAGTAAATACTGAAGTGAAGTTTGTGTTTGTTCCAGTAATCACTTTTTCTGTTGCTGATACAGTTATGGTTCCTTTTCCAGCTTTTTCACCAGAAACAGAATTCGTATAAATTCTATGTGTTCCACTAGCACCAGAAGTATCAAATTGAACTATATTACCAGTATCAATATCAGAAACAGTATTTGCAAGTGAGAACCAATCTGGACCTAAAACGTATGTATAATAGGAAGCTGCATTGTTTAAACCATTTATTGCTGTTCCTGTTGTTTCATATGTAATAAGAGTTTTTTGTGTGAAACCATGGCCTGGAACTCGAATTGCATTAAACTCTGGAATCATACCAAGTGTACTAATTGCTAATTGATAATCTCTAGATTTAATTGTGGAATTTGTTAATAACTCAAATGTATTTGAAGAAACATCATTTGTTATTTTATAAACACCATCTGCAGCACCAAATTCTGTTGCAGTTAATAAATGTTCTCCTGTACCTGCGGCAGAAAAATCAACAACTGATGTAAATTGTAATTGACCAGTACCAGTAAAAGGATATGCTAAGTTAATTTTGTCTGTATTGTTTACAGCACCAGCATAAGACCTGTGCAACGTAAATCTAGTTGTATCATAGTATCTTACATAATAATAATTTCCATTTTTTAAACCGCCAATTGGAGTTGTAGCTGTATATATTGCTAAATCTCCATTATTTGCAGAAGTTTTTCCATGAGTACCTGTGTAAATATAATCAAATGAATAATTTGAACTGCTGTGATAAACTGTTAAGGGACTTCCAACCAAACCACCTTCTGTAGAAGTCAATCTAAATCTATTGTTTTGTTTTTGGAAAACATAGTAAGTTGAATTGTTTGACAGTCCTCCTAAATCAGAATTTCCATTTGCATTATAGATAACAGCTGTATTATCACTTAATAAACTATTTTGTATATAAATTGTGTCAGATAATGTATTTGCAACATTAGATGTAAAAGTAAATGTTCCGTTTGAACCTGGAGATTGAAGTTGAAGTATTGTACCTGTATCACTTTTTAATCTAAATCTATTTGTGTCAACATATTCTATTGGATATTCAGTATTGTTTGTTACGATACTAACTCTATTTTGAATTGGACTTAATCCAGAAACACTATATGACATTTTAACCTGGTCATCTGTTGACAAACCATGGTTTTCCAAATAAAAAGTATTTCTGTTTGTATTTAATACTAATGGAACCATAATAAAATAAGGACTCCCAGCACCAAAAGTTACTGGACTGGATCCGGATGCAGCCGACCAAGTATAATAGTATCGATATTGATAAAATCCATTTTGAAGATAGGATCCTTGACGGATATATCCATAAGGATAATAGATAAAAGGAGAATACCGATAGTAATTATCATAGGGGTCTCGGAGGTTATAGAGATATTGACCGGAAATATAACCATTGGTTGTGCCCATACCACTAATATTCATTCCAGACCAAGTGTATTGGTGAGTAAAATAAGGATTTATGTTATAAAAAGCACAAGGAGTAGCGTTTGAACCTCCTACAGTCAAGGCTGGATCTTTACTTGCTTGGCCGGAGACTTGCCATTCGTAATATCCATTAAAAATACTATAATTACTGTAAAAGTAACCGTGATACTCCAACCAATAACCTCTCATAAAACAACTTCTAGTTGTACTATTGTTATATGAAGGTATTGTAGGTTGTGTTACTGCTATTCGATTTGTGTTATTCCATCCTCTTTCCAACCAAAACGTATAATCATCAACTCTCCTAAGAACATAACCATATCCAGCCCACATCTGGCCACCGCCAAAATTTGTGTTCCAATATCCTGAATCGGTTCCATATAAAGTTTCACCAGCGCCAGGATTCCAAACAACATAAGTTTTATCAGCAAATCCATGTTTGTAAGGAAAAGTTAAGGTATAGTTTGGAGAACCACTAAAAGTAACATCAGCCATATCAAAATAGAATGCTTCTCTTGCAATATAATCATCAACGTCTATTAAACCTTTAGCGCTTCCAACAACTGAACCTGAAACATTTGATGTATATGACGAAATACTTAATGAATCAAAATTATCAAAAACAACAGCATTGGCCGCATCAATTCTTTCTTCTAATGTACTGACACTATTTGTTAAAAAGAAACTTGTGTTATTTGCAAAAGCTGTAGGAAAAGCAGTTGTAACTGTTAATTTTGAACCGCCAGCAGCTTCATCAGTTACAATAGAATTAATATTATCTAATTTAAATTCTGTGCCTTGGTATTTGTTTGCTGGAAAAACTTGCGTATAGGTATCTAGAATGGAACCTGTGAAATTTTGTATACCTTTTGCTTTGTATTGAAAAGAATTTAAATTCAAAATATTAGTAACTACAAATCCACCATCACAAGTAATATTTTTTGAACCTACAACAAGTACTGGATAACCTTTAGCAAAATTATGTTCAACTTCAGTAGATACTGTGACAACATCACTACCAGAAATAGTGGTCATTCCCGTTATAACTAAACTATCATCTCCAGTTCTACTGAAAAATGTTGGAATATTTTTGACACGTTCTAATGTTTCCCATTTTGTTGATTGCAATCCGTATTCAAAGTCGGTATCAATTAAGTTTTCTGGAGTAGAAACACGGATTTTAGAAACAGCATCAAGAAATGTATCAGACATTTCCATTGTTGCTGCATCCGATTCGATAAAGATTTGCAATGGGTCACTATCCGTCATTGCAGTACAGTTGTATTCTAAAACAACCGTTGTCGTTTCAGCTTCATAATCATGGGTAACTGAATTGTATTTTTTTGCGGGGTCACTAAACAAATAAATTGGTATGCCACTATTTACATTGGTAATCAATAATAATCGTTCTTCTTTTACTACGGAATTAATTACAACCGTATTTGCAGAAGGTGTAAATGTATAATCATGTATTAGTTGTTTTGCCATTTTTCCTATTAACCCCCAAGAGCTATTGCATAAGCAATAGATTCTGATTGAGAAGCACCGACTTGGTCTTCAACACCAGAAGCTAAATTTTGTAGTGTTCTGATTTCGATAACAGTATTTAGTGTTGGTGTGGAGTAAAAAGATACTGCATTAGCAGATGTTACATAATGTAAACCCGGAACTTGTATCAATCCGTCTAGTGTGACCATTGTATTATTTGCCGATAAAATTTCATCTAAAGGTGAATAGAAAACGCTTGTCGAACCTGTCCCATTGTAATAGTAACTATTTGCTGTGAAAGGTGTTGATGTTGCACCTAGTGCTGCATTGGCCGCATCATAAGCAGATTGAGAAAATGTACCAACATCATTTGCTTTATCAAAAGCTCCATTTGCATGAGTATAAGAAGCTTCTATTCTTCCAGTTACATTTGTAGTTCCAACAGTTAATGTTGCTGTTGTTTTATCAAATGTTAAACCCGAATTACCATTTAATATACCCGAATCATTAAATTGGATTTCAGTATCTAATCCACCTGGACCAGAATATATATCTGTATAGGTAACACCGCCTTGACCTAAGAAAAATAATTTACCATCAGCATGATTTATAGCTAATTCACCATTAGCCAAATCAACAGGAACATTTCCTGTTTCTGTAGAGTATTTTAACTGAATTATTGTATTAGACATTAAAATGTACTTATATTATCAAGTTTTGGTTCTTGTGTTTCTACCAAAACTTCTTGAGGTTGTTGAGATTGAGTTTTAATTGTATCTATCACAACTTCACTTTTTTGTTTTTCAACTACAGGTTTTATTTTTTTCAATTTTGTTGGAGGAATTAAAGATTCTAAAACAGTAGTATACTTTTTCAATTCTTCAAATTGTTCTTTTAAGACATTAATTTTTTTCATTGAATCGTTTAAAGCGCCTTGAATTCTTTTAGTGTCTTCTAAATTTGTATTATTGTCAACTACTTTATTTTTAAAAGGTTTTAAATGAGCAATTTCATTTTTTGCTTCATTAAAATCTTTTAAAGTTTTATCATATTTTTCTTTCAATTCATCACGCTCTTTTACAGCAATTTCCGTTAACTGTATTTGAGTTTGAAACATTAAATTTTGTTTAACAATCGATATAAAATTGTCAAATAAAATCTCCTGGTATTTGTTTGAAAACTCTGCACTCATAATATTTCCTTTTCATTTTAAATTTAGAATGTTCCACCTTGCAAATGTGCAAATGTTGGTAATCCTGACGCATTTATTTGTAAAACATGACCTTCCGTTGATGAAGTTAAAGTGCTAAGAGCACTGGTTGAAGTAGTTCCAGAAATAACAACACCATTAGCAGTAAACGAAGATGCTCCTGTACCTCCTCTTTCAACAATTAAAGTACCTGAAGTAACTTGAGCGGCACCAATTGATATTAAGTCTGAAGTATAAGCGGTAATACCACCAGTTATACCATCGAAAGAAAGAGAAGTAATTGTATTTGCTTCACCCAACAAACCCGTAGCTGTTTGAGATACATTTGCTCTAGATGCTAAAGATGTACCATCAAAGGTTACTAATTGGTCAGAAGTAAATGATGTTTGGTTTGTACCACCACGGCTGATCGGTAATGTGCCACTAGAAATTGCAGCTGCATCAATAGAAATTGCTGTGGGCGTCACACCAGAAACACGACCATAATCGTCTGTTGTAATTACAGGAACGTGTGATGCATTAGCATATGTTCCTGCGGTGCCTGTATTAGCTAATGACTGTAGAGCATTTGTTCCATCACCAACAAGCATTTGACCAGCAGTAAATGAACTTGCGCCAGTACCACCATCGGAAACTGAAATGTCAGAAGTTAAACCTGAAACTGTTCCTCCAGTTATATTTGCAACCAAAGTTCCTACTGCGAAAGCAGTAGCATTTACAGTATTAGCCGCAAGTGGTTTTTCTGTGCCATTAACCAATAATTTGTAATTGCCAGAATCGGAAGCATCTCGATAGAAAGCTGTATATTTGTCAACACCATCATTGTATTGACCAAAGAAACCAATATCAACAGCATCAGCAGCATTGTTTGCTGCCATTTCTATCAAAGCATCTTCTGTTCTTATTGTTGATACATCTTGTGTGATTGTTTCACCACTAATTACAAGATTACCTGTAATTGCTAAATCACCACCAATTGTTTGTCCGCCAGATGTTCTGATAACTGTACTGTCAACGTTGAACTTAACTTTATTTGCAGTAGCATCAATTTCAGTAACAACACCATCTAAACCTTCAAAGGTGAGTGTATCGGTAGCAAGAGCAATACTATCGGTTCCAGTATTAGCCGCAATACCTAAAGATGTTGTGATACTAACATTGGCAGCAGAAACAATTCGACCGTCTTCATCGACATTAAAAACAGGAATGTTTGAAGATCCACCATAATCACCAGCAGTAACACCAGTATTCTTTAATTCTAAGGTTATGTCAACATTAGCCGTGCCATTAAAACTTGTATTTGAATCGTCAACATCACCATTGATATTAAACCATCTAGGTGTTGTTAGAGAATCTGCTGAACCGGTTATATTAGCGGTAATACCATTAGCAGTAATTATATTTGCACTAAAAGAACCATCTGCATCCCTTAAAACTAAGGTATCTCCTGTGTCTTGTGCAGTAGCCGCATCAATAATGTCTGTATAATGTTTACCACCAATGGCAATTACACTAGAATCTGATAATCCAATAAACAGTTTATTGGAAATATTTGAATAAGCAGGTTCAGCGACATTTAGTGTTGTTGGAGTGTTTGTTACCTCCGACCATTTTAACTGAATTACTGTGTTTGCCATTTTTATTTCCTATTAAAAAAGACCGCCATTTACGTTGGTAATGTTATTTGAGTTTAAATTTGTTGGTTCCGCTATGATGTATTTATTATTTGCCGAATCGAACTGTAAGACTTCTCCGTTGTCGGAACCACTCGTATCAACGTCAACTAAATCGTTCAGTTCATATTGTTGTCTAGCGTTCGAAACAGTAACCTGAGTCTTCGGAGGCGGTTTTAATTGAACTTGTTGGTTCGATGTCGTGTTTATTGTAACATTTATAGGCATTTTTTACCTCGTTACTGATGGCAACACCGTTATAATACCCTCAACCACTCTGGTAACATTAGAATTTCGAGTAATAATTACATCATAAACATATCTTCCTGGATTAACATTTGCCGATTGAGCCGCAGTTAATCCAATTGTAACTATTCCAGAAGTGGGGTTTGAAACTGTTGCGTTTAAAGAAACCGCAGTATTTGAATAATAAGATTTTCTCATTTGAGAAGAAGCTGTGTAATCAGACAAATTTATAGGGTCTCCTGATGGTTCACTTATTGTGATATCAGTAGAAAACGTGGCTCCTTGTTCTATCGTAAGTTCTGAATATCCGGCCATTTATTTCTCTTTTTCTATTAGTTGAAGAAGTAAGTTTTTAATTTCACTCATTTCATTTTCTAATTTTTGTATTCTAGAATTCTCTTGCATTTTCTCTTGTTTAATACTGGCCATAAAGTTTTTTCTAGATTGATATTTTTGCAATTCTGCTTTATTATTAAACAACAATCCTTTAGAGTTAGTATCTCTTAAAAGATTTTTATCTTCTGTTTGTACAACAATTGTATTATCTACGGTACTCATGGTGCTAATGCCAATACTCTCAAGTTTTTAATTATAGGAGTTCGAGCAGGATTTGCAGTTCTCATAACAATTTTAATAGAAAATGTTTTGAATGTATTATATAAAATACCATTTTGATTACTAATATAAGAAGTGTCATCGGTTTCAGGTATAAACAGATATTCTATAAATTGTCCTGGAATAGAAGCTCTTGTAGAATTTAATAAATTTTCATTGCCTTGTTGAACATTTCTCATTCTAACATAAGGTCTATCTGTAAAAAATGTTGGATCCTCATCAGCTAAAACTCTATAATACACTTCTATTGTAGAGTCTTGAGGTTGATAACCATCTAATATAACTCTAATATAATTAGCATCAAAACCATCATTTAAAGTTACATTTCTTGTAATGTATCTAGCCAAAGCTGGGCCACCTTTATTATCTAATTCTGATTCAATATAAAACGTAGCAGAACCTGATGCCGGAGTTACTGTTATACCATCAACATATCCACTTCCAGGATTGGTTACTTCAACACTATCAATTTTTCCTGTTACGGAATTGTATACACCTTTAGCAACAGCTCCAGAACCTTGGCCATTTAAACCTGTAATAGTTAAATTAACATTAGCTGAATAACCAGAACCAGGATTTGTAATGGAAAAATTAGACGCTTGCAATCCACAATCATTGATATGATATTTTGTTGAAATGAGTCCTAATCCTTCAACATCAACAATTGGAGCAACATCTGGGTCTTCTGTACTCATTAAAGCTTTAATTCGAAATGAAAGCTTGTCATTTAATACTATATTACGTTCATTTAAATAATCATCTTTTTCTAAAATGATATCATCGTAAGTGGAACCTAATGTCAAAGTTGTATTTGATGTACCCAAATAAGAATAACTTATACTGGTATTTTGAAAACTTAAATCTCGTGAAGTTAATTTTACAATATCATATTCTAAATTAGCTTCTGGAAAAACATTGTCAGCATAAAGAACTTTTTGAACATTTGAAAATTGACAAAAATTAACTCTAAACATTAAGTCAATTTCTTGTGAAGCTGTATACGTTGAACCGTTTTGGGATTTGAAAAAAGAACCAACATAAGGCTGTTTATCAATTCTTCTTCCTGTTGTATCGCCTAATCTAACATCTCCAATTTCGGAAACATACACCGAATAATTATCTGAATTTGTATACATCACTATAGCGTGTTCACCAGGTAATAAGTGTACAGGAGCTCCAAATACAAATCTAGTATAATGATTCGAATTATTCAAATCGGGAACTGTAGTCTCCAAATCTACGATATTAATATCTTCAGGCAACAAAGAAACTTCACCTAAAGAAGCACTACTGTGTATCATAGAAGAATGTGGATAACCATTAACTGTAGGTCTTAATTGTAGTTTAAAAGGTTGATAAGTTGTGGTGTCTTTTCTATAAAACACCAAATCAACACTATGCACATAAACACCTTTACGATGAAGTCCTGCATCAACAAAAAATGTTTGCGCTACTGGGTCAATAAATCCGGCCATATTAATTCCTAATTAATTTTTGTTTTAAATTTTTTAAAAAACCAAATGGTTTACCGATTAACTTGACAAATTTAATTGCGGTAAACATTGTCAACATAATGGTCAAAATTGTATAACCTTTTAGTTTAGAATCCGATTTTGTTATATCAGGCTTAAATAAACCGACAAGAGCAGAGATTAAGAAACCAAACCAGAATATAAATTTACCTGTAATCGAGGTGTTTGTTTTAACTCCTTCCAATTTGGCCATTTCTTGCGACCAAGGTCTTGCTAACTCCTGTGTCATATACAAAGAAATATTTTTTTGCATTTCACCATTATCTTTCATGTCCCAAAGATACAGATTTGGACCTTTTCCTTTGTTCCAATCAACAATAGTTTTTGCCCAATAAACGTATCCATTATAAATTCTTGGAAATCTTCTTTGTAATCTTCTGCCAAATCTTTGGTCCGCATCATTGATTTCAGGCGAGAAAAATCCTAAATCGGACATTTGAGCACAGATAATTTTACATCCACTACCTGCTGATGGAGGCGGCGGAGTACGATCTTTAACTAAAACTGTACCCACAACTTCAGTATCAACAACCGAAGATTCGTATGTATAATTTTCTTCCAGGTCATAAATTTGCACAGGTACAATTGTTGGTACACGAACAGAAACTGTTACATTTTCAACAGTATTCAAAACACCTTGAGCAATCCAATTTTCTTCTGCCATAGATGAACAAGCTAAAGGATTATTTAAATAAGAATCTGTGAATCTGATTAATCTAGTTCCTGTTAAATATCGTCTACCGTTATCATATGTTGTGGGTGAATAATTTGGTAAAAACCATCTGCCGTGGCATTCACCGTGGTCATCCGATTGCAATCTACCGACCGACCATCTAGAAGTGCTATCAGGTTGAACATCCCAATTGGAATCTAATGTCGCAACTTTTGTTGTTCCATTATATGCAGTAATTGTTCTTTGTTGACCAATACCTGTACCCGAAATAATTCTTACGTTATAAAATTCATTAACGGTTTTTGCATCTTCTAAAGTTTTGGAACCAGAATTGAATGTTAATCCTGCATATTCGGCTGGAACATCAACATAAAGGTCATCGTATGGAGCACCTGAACCCATCTCTAATGTGTTAGCACCAGAAGAAATGACGTTACCATTATTCCAAAACATAACATCAATTTTTGCAGTACTTCCACTAACAGAACCAGTAATTGTGTCATTTAGATTCCAATCACCCCTAACATCAGAAAGATATATGAATGGACTTTCCAATGACCAACTTCTTGTTGAAGCTTTCATGACCCTTGCCGTTCCTCCACTACTGGATGTCACTTCTTCAAAAATTCCATACTTATCATTAAAAATACCATTAACATCATATAACCAAGCAACCGAAGGATGTTCAAAATATTTTGTGTCATCATCATCACCTTGTTCACCATAAATGTAATGATAAATGTTAGGTTTTAATCCAGTAACTTTAGCGTAAATGTATTGTTCTCTAATATAAGGTATGACACTCAAATCTACTTGCCTTCTACCAATATCAGCATATACTCTTTCGGGAACAATAGTGTTTTGTGTACCAGTTCTTTCTCTAGAATAATATTGAATACCATAAGTAGTTTCAATTGTGTCTTGATAATCTAAATAACCTTCTGAATAATCTTGTGTTGTAGTTACGGTGTCTTCTTGATATTTACCAGCAAAATTTGCACTCCAAGGATCCCAATTCTGTTCAAAACCAGCTGGCCGTAAATCTTCAAATGCAGCACCAATTGCTTCCCAAGCATCATTTTCGCCATCTAAATTAATTAAAACATCTGGCCTAGTCTCTGTATCAATCCAAAAATCTCCAGCAGGCCAAAATTTAATTGTGCCAATATAATTATTGAGTGTGAAAGGATTAACAGATAAACTCTTTGAGGCTATATTCTGTTCTATTAAAGGTTGAATTGTGTAAGCTGGTGAAGAAATAACACCAGAATGTGTCGTTACAGTACTTATTGAAGTATTGACTTGAAAATTATAACCTTTTTGTGTAAACGAAGGCCTTAATTCTCCACCTTTAGCATTAATTGAACATTTGTAATCTAAATTAGTAACGTCACCAACTTGGTGTCCTCTAAAAGCATCAACTAAAATACCATTTTTAAATCTTTCTAATCCGTTACTATCCAAAACCGTTAAGTCTTGAGTAGATTTTTCTAAAGTATTTAAAGATGTATAATATTCCAAATTACTAATACGCTTTTCTAACTTACCAATGTCACGCATCGTATATCGTTTATTTTCGACATATTTAACTTGAGTATCAACTGTTGGAAAAAATGTAAATGGAAAAACACTCAACGTATACAATGTCATTGCGTTTGGTGGCTCGTTTGGTGTTTGAGGAGTTATAGCAGGTATTCCTCTAATAACATCAAATTTCAAATCATCTCGAATAACGATTCTGTCTATTCTAGGTAAATAATAAGAATAATCACAATCCAAAGATTCACCAGACTTGGGTATAGATATACCAGTCAATTCGAAATTAGGTATACTTGTGTCTCTATCTGTTCTTCTAGGTCTAAAATCAATACAATCTCTTAACTTGTATGTTTTTCCTGAAGTTGGACTTCTAAACAAAGGAATCTTAGCGTATCTTACTGATTCTACTGAATCTAAAGAAGTGTTTTGATTATAGGAATCTAAATTAAAATAACCTGTTGTACCACTACCGTGGTCAAAATAATTAAATAATACCAATATTTGTCCTGTTGGTGGAGGAAAACCAGGTCTCAATGTAATTGAACCGTGGTCATAATATTCATCTCTTTGACCATCATTTAAAATATATCTATCTGTAATGTCTTTAGAAGTGTCAGACAAATCTGCATTTGAAACTGGATTAGATATATTTAAAGAATCGATAACTCTAAATGAACTGCGTTTTGTAATTCCGCCTGTAATTGTGGAAAAATATCCATATTCTTCTTGAAATTTTCCTTCCAATTTAAAAATATCAGATGTATACAAACTGTCTGAACTTCCTGGAATTTTATTTGGTGTGGGTATTGCTATTTGTCCATCGTCAGGATAAACAGTTGAACCTCCTACAGAATAAGAAGTTCCTGGTCCAACAACTGTTGTATTGGCAGTAACAAGTGTTTTTGTTTTCTGTTCTGCCGAGTTAAAATCAACAGTAGCTACAATATCAACAGTAAAGTTTTGAGAGGTGTTAAAATTAAATGATGCAGTTGTTGACGGACTAACACTAATATTTCTTGTTAGTGAACTATCCATTGGAATCAATTCACCATTTGTAAATGCTGTAGCTGCACCCATTGTATTTGCGGTCACAATAAAATGTTCTCTTTTTACAGAATCCGATAAACCACCGGTACCAACAAAAGCTCTGTTTGTCAAATTTGTTGCTGATATTGAACCTGTTGATATTGAGGCAAGACCAGAAGTAACTTGTACGTTTTTCCAAACATATTTTCCTCTGAACTGTTTATCTGTCATTCCAAATTCAACAAAACTTTGAGGAACTCTAAAGACCAAACCTTTACCATCCGTTTCAGAATAAAAAGTATCTCCAGAAGCTAAAGAATCAACTTTATTAGCATTAGCAACATTAGCAGAACTAATAATTTTAACAGCAGCATTTATTTTAGCTACTGATTCAATATCTTTAATATTATAATCAATAACAAATGTTGAACCTGAAGTTGGTGTTGTTGAAAAGTTATCTTCAATTGTTGCTATTCTTGTTACTGGTGCATATGAAGTAATGGTGTGTTTTACATTATCAGCACCGGTACCGGCAGAAATTCTTATTGTAGCACCAACATATGCATTAGTAACAGCAGAAGAATAACCATTTAGCGGTAGTGTTATTGAATTTGTTGTTGCTGCAACTGGATTTCCTGTAAATGGAATAAATCTCGTGTCAAATAGATATAGGCGGTGTTTGTGTGTTTCACCATTAGTAGTATCAACAGCAGAATCATATTCAATTTCTCTAATACGAGTTGTTCCAATTTTTGAATTTTCATAAGTTCTCGTATTTGCTAATTCTAGTTGTTGAGGCTGAACAATATGTAAATCATATGTAGCCATTTCACTAATATCAAATAAACCTTTTGTATTAGCAACAGTTAAATAATTTCCATAAGGTGTATTAATATTATAATTCTGTACAGATTGAACATCTCTTGCTTTATCTATAGTCAAATTTGTTGAAGATTTTTTACCAACAGAATATCCTCTAACGTATGCATGACCTTCACTCAATTTTGCTGTAAATTTGGTTTCATCAGAAGTTCCTCCAATTGCAGGAACATGGTCTTTTAAATAAATTTTAAATGGATTTACTGTATAATTACCAGATTCATCATAAGTTCTTTCAGCCATATAATTCAATAGGTCTGAATAAATTGTACTATCTCTTGTTTTGGTAGTTTCACCATTTATAATTCTTTTAAACTCAAAAAACTTCGTATCATCTGTAGAATTAATTAATCTTTTTGCTAAAGTTAATTCAACTTTATATCTGTTTGCACCAGGAGCTTGATAATTTGAAGCGTTTAGAGCCGGGTCTAAAAGTGATGTGTCTGAAGCAGAATCAACTATGTACTCATCATATTGAATACCAACACGATATGTACTATCATTAGTATATTTGTCTAGTACTAATGTTTGAGGATTAATTTTAACAAAAAAACCTTCAATGTAAAGAATTCCTTCACCAACTTGACAGACAGAACATTTACCAGAAGAGCTTGAAGAAACTAAACGTGCTTCAAATAAATCATCATCGATTGTGAAGAATGTTTCACCATCAACCAATTCTAAACCTGTAGTGTAGGAAACAATAATTGTGGGAGGGTCGGAGCCTTCTGCTTCAAAAACAGCAATTACTTTACCTAAACCTCCACCAGAAGCCAAAGCATGAGCATTTCCTATTGTTTTACCTAGAAAGTTATTGACATCAATAGCATTCCCGGCACTGGTTGTTGTTTCTAATTTATGATAAACACGACTGGTTGAAATTTGAATTTCTGCGCCTGAAACTGTTGAACCGCTTGTGAAAATGTGATTACCAAATCTTTCTACTTGTTTTTGTAAAATAGTTTGTAATTGAGTTAGTTCTCTTGCTTGAACAGAATAACCTGGACGAAACAACATACGAAGAAATTTTTTATCTTCGTCATAATCATCGTAATAAGGATTTACATTAAAGTTTTGTACAAGTGCCATATTTTTTCCTAAAATCTAACGACAAATTTTATTATTTCTGATTGACCTTCTGTTCTTTCCACTTTCTCATTATTTTCCATATATATCACAGCACCAGAATAAGGTTCAAACTCTGGATTTTTAATAGAAAGTAAAGACCTGGAAGTACCTGATGTTTCTCCAACAACAGCTGTTCCTATTGCTGGAGTTCCTTTTACTCTAGTAATTTTTAAAACATTACTTTCTTCCGATTGTAAGAAACCAGAAAATGTAGCATTGGCCAAATCTGTTCCTTGATAAACAATTTCATTTTGTGTATAAACGGAACCAGAAACTACAGTCAAATCAGTTGTTTGAGAAATTACCGTATTAGAATTTTCATTATTTGTTGTAACTGTTTGTCCATATTTATATGGATTCCTTACCATTCCTATTTGTCTAAAAGAAGTATCATCTCTAATTAATCCACCTTCAGTAGAATCTAATTCTCCTACTCTAACTCTGACCATAACATTATTTGCATTTAATTCTTTTGCAGGATTATATGCATGACCAAATTTAGGACCAGTTATAACTCTGGCAGAAAAATTTGTGCCGGCGCCAGAAGTAACAACATTTGCTCTCGTATAACCAGTACCAAAACTTATTACATTTATAGAAGCTATTGTAGATGAAAAGTTTAAGGTATTAGATATTGGTTCTATTTCACAACCTGTGCCATCACCTTCAATGAAAAATCTTGGTGTAATGAATATTGTATTTCCAGATGTGCTGCCACCGCCAGCAGAATATGTTGCCATTGAAAGATTAACTGTTTTCGTTAAAGAATCAACAGAGGTAATGTAAGTTCCACCAGGAATACCAATACCAGAAACAGCCATATTTTCAGTAATATAATTTGTATTTGCAAACCCTAAAGATGTTTGACCAGCAATATAAAGATTTGAATTTGAATTTACTTTTCTGTAACCTGATCCTTCATTTTCAACAACTATAGTAGTTATTTGTCCATCAACAACACCAGTACTGTCTACATTAAAACCTTGCCGACTTGAACTTGTAGGTGCTGGAAACCATTCAGTATTTGCAAAAAAACGATTTGAAATTGGAACATTGAACATATATTTCCAAATGTATCCATCGGCCATAGTTATTGTGCCGTTAGATGAGGTATAATCACCTGATGGTTTTGTTGTTGATGCTATACCTTGATTATTACTAAGACATTTATAAACATTTCTTTCATCAGTAATAACATACATCTGATCTATACCTGCATCCGTATTTGCACTCAACAGTTCTTGTGTTTCTAAAGTATTGTCGTACTGTTTATAAGTATTTCCGGAAAACCATTCGGCCCAAGGCACAACCAATTCAACGTCATTTCCTGTGATTTTCTTTGCAGCAAACATATTATCCCAGGCATCTTTCTCATAATTAAGAGAACCTAAAACGACAGGAGGATTATTTTCGTCCGGCCAAGGAACGTGGTTACCCACAAAAACATAAGTAATTGTTGGCGCAGCCTCAAAAAAGCTTTCTTTGAATTGCTCAGCTGTATTGAAGCTGAAAGATTGAAATGTTTTCGATGTCATAATTTCTATTTATTCTCGTTATTAGGTAATATGTAACATAAGTTCTTGATTAGATGCATTTGCTGTGAATACTGAATCGACCTCTATATTGGAAGAATCAATTACACTTACAACAGTTTTTTCTTCATCGTTAACCGATATATTTGTTCCGGGCAAGTAAATAACTGAAGCAGTAAAATCTGTTCCTATTCCTGTAATATAAGGACTATTATTTTGAACCGAAACCAATCCAGAAAAAGTGTTTGTTGTTACACCTACAGTTTGAATTGATTTTTCATCCAAAGTTGATAATTTATACCAATCACCATACTGTTGAAATCCAGCTGGATGTAAAATACTTTTAAATATATTTTTATATTTACTAAATTCAATTTTAGATGTTGTAATATAAGAATAATTGTGATAATATGTCTGAGATTGTATTTTATTGTACGGTGAAGATAACAAACCTTTTTCTGAATGATAATTTCCTGGTAAAGATTCAATAACGTCCGTCAAAGAAGCAGTAAAACTTGCATTTGAATCTCCGTAATCAGGAGAACTTACAGAAAAAACTTCATTTATATTACGGCCAGAACGTGTTAGTAATACACTTTGTATTTTTCCAGACGAATCAACAGACTGAACAACCGCACTTGGTTTTGTTTTTTTATAAAGATAATTTTCTAATCCAATCTGTACAAGTTGCCAATCTACCCACAAATCTTCACCAGTATTAAAAGACAATTGGTCACCAACATTATATGAATTTGAATATGGTCCAGAAGAATCTATACTAATATTTTTTATACCCGAAAAATGATTCAATCTAACCGTGACGGGTTTGTTAAAATCATTATATGTAGATATTTCTACTGGTTCATTTCTAATAAAATTTCCATTTAAACTTTTACTGTCCAATGTAAATTTTATAGTTTTGTTTTCTAAATAATTTTCTATAACCGCATCTTCAATAACAAAAGAAGCTCCAGAATATACTCCTGTAAGTTTTTTATTATTAAATATTTTTGGATTAAAATTTTGAAAATCGTTATAGTATATTTTTAGTTCTGTTCCTTCTGGTACTGGCGTGTTAATCGGGGTACCTACACGCCATTGCATGAGAAAAAGCTTTTGTTGGTCAGGAATGGAAAAATATAAAAACCCAGGTGTTACAGAATCGCCGAGGGAAAGGCCACCATAATCCACACCATCAATAAATAATGTCCGATATGTCCAATGGTCATCTATTAACGAATATAACATATCAAAGTACAAAGTTTCACCATCAGCTATAATAGTTTGAGAAATTTCGTTGCCCGATAGATGAACCCTAAATGCATTTTCTACTTTCCATAGACCATCAGATGTTTTTAATATATTGTCTGAAGGTCTTTCATATTCAAGTTCTTCGTTAAATAATAAACGAAATAAAAATTTAAATGAACTTTCTGTACCTTTTGCTTTGTATAAAGCTAAAGAATTTTTAATCAAAAAATCTTTTGTGACTTCAGTATTTTGAGGAAAAAGATTTACATAAGTTTGCATAAATTGTTGTTCAAACTCATCTAAAGATAAATCAATATCGGAAATGTTTTTTAAATTTTTTCCCCTAGTAATTAAATCATTATCAATTCCATTTTGTTTATTTTCCAAAAATTCATAATATGCCTCCATAAAAGATTTAAACAGAGGATATTCTTCTCGTATAAACTCAGGAAGTTGATAATTTATGTGTACTGAAGTTTTTAAATCTGTAGACATTATAGAATTTCAAAATTTGTTATTATTGAAGAAGAATCTTCTTCATCTATTGTTATGATTGTATTTCTCTGAGATTCAATTATAGAACTCTTTGGTTGAATATCAACTTTCAAATAATTACCAGAAATAATTGATTGTATCTTTAAATCATTGATAAAAACTTCGCCTGTGTTATAATTTACAGTTCCTATATTTGAATTAATAATTTTCTTTTCTGAATTTGTATCATAATAAAAGAGTCTAAGTGTTCCTACTTCGTTTGAAATTACAGCAGTTGCTTCTCCTTCAAAACCATTTCCTCCAGAAATAGTAACTAGAGCTTTAGTATAATTTGAACCTTTATTCGTGACTATAATTGAATCGATTTTTCCATTAACTATAACCGCTTGAGCTGTAGCACCACTACCATCTCCTGTTATTGTTACCGTTGGTGTCGTTGAATAACCATAACCAGAATTTGTAATTTGTATTTTTTCCACTCCAGTAAATGATTGTGGAACTTCTTCTATTTGACAAACCCTTTGGATTGTTCCATCAAGATAATTAAATTCGTTTGTTTTTAATCCATCTAATATTGTCCCACGATATAAAGGAATGCCATAATTAAAATTATACGAATAATTTTTATTCAATTGAGGTGTAATTCTTTTTTCTAATCTAATTAAAGTTTCAGAACCAACAAAAGAACTGTCAGTTGAATCAATATATCTTTGCAATTTTGAAGTTACAAAAGTGGATTCAAATTTATCTATATTTTCATTTTTATATAATAAAATTGTATTTTCAATTAAAGCTTTCAAAGCAGTTTCAGTTTTACTTGTTTTATTTTTATCATACAAAATATTTGTAACAGCTTTAATAAAAACATAATCCGGGTCCACTATTTCTATATCTGTACCAATAATTGTTTTTGGTTTTAAAACTTCTTCAATCAATCTAGTTTTTTCTGTTTCTGATATGAATAAATCTTGTTTAGGTTTTATGGAAAGATAAATTTTACCATAAACTTTTGGAACTTGGTCTTCACCACCCCAAACTGAAACAGAATCAGCCGCAGAATAATTTCTTTTTAAATATGAACCATAATCTGTTTTTGTAACTAATCTGTTTTGAGAAGCATATTGTGCTGGAGCTAACAATTTTATCGAATCAACAGTTTCTCTATCAGAACCACCGGCTGCAGCATAATTTGTTGTAATTGTAAAATTTGTGAATAGAATACTATTACTATCGGTCAAAGTGTCCGTAGCTTTAAATGAATCGGCGCCATTAGCTTCTGAACCATTTGTTACCAGATACGTTATTGTTACAACGCCGCCGTCAGGAACTTTTTTACCAACTATTCCGTTACCAAAATATATTTGATATTTTCCAGCTTTTCCTTCCTGTATATAATAAACATTGGATGAATTAGAATCACTTAAAACATCAGTAGATAAATTATATAAAACAGATTCTGTGCTAACTGAAGATTCTTTTACATAAACTTTAATCGTAGAAATATCGACATTGGAATCTTCTATTGTAAAAATAGATTTTGGATTTGTACTGTCATTTTGTGTATAACTATAAGTTACAAATTGTCCTTCATAAATAAAAATTTCGGGAAAAGTATATCCTCCCAATGACCCGCCAACGGAAGCTGCAGTACTTGTAATATCTTCTATAACAACAAAATTGTATGATTTTCCATCAATTTGATTTGATAAAAAAGAAAAACCTCTTGGTATTGTTAATTTATGAGAACCTGTTCCAGTGGAAAAACTTATCGAGGCCTTAGCTGCAGATTTTGAATATGGAGTGTAACCCAAACTCTTAGCATGAGACACAACAGAATCACGAAGTAATGCTGTATCTAAAAATGCTTCATTAGCCACCATATTTAAATAGTAAGCATTGTAGTGGGTATTATATGCCAAAATGTCAATTAAAACATTTAAACCAGAACCTTCAAAATCATAGTCAGTAAATTGAGACTGTTGATTCAGAAAAGTTTTTAAATTTGTCTTGATTGAATCGAAATCAAGTTCGGTAACTCTTAAACGGTCTGCCATCTTATCTTATCCGTTCTAAAAAGAAATTAATTTTTATTGGACTTGCAACATTGATAATAAAAAATTCCATTTCAATATTATATCGATTATCATCAGGTGAAGGTAGAGCCACTACATTTGAGATTTGAACTCTAGGTTCAAAATTTAATATAGTTTCTTCAATTTCTTTCTCTATTTGAGAAGCAATAACTGTATCTATATTTTCAAACAATAACCGTCTAATGTTACTTCCAATTTCTGGATGAAAAAACTTCTCATAATGATTAGTTAAAATCAAATTTTTTACTGAATTTATGACCGCATATTCATCTTTATGTACATTGATATCTTTCCTGACAGGATGTATCTGAAAGGATAGGTCTAAGTCTCTGAATCCTTTAGAATATGTTTTTTCTGTTGAGAGTGTGGTCATTTTGGTATTTATTCCATTTAATTTAGTATTTAGTCTTTTGCCGGGACTTCAATGACTTTTAAAGTACTGTTTGGAAGAATTCTAAAGAAATTTCCTGAATCTGTGCCACCAACCTCTAGTGTGTATGAAACAGTACCATAATCATATAAAAAGTCTTCTGGTGAAAGATTGTCAATGAACATTCCGGTTAATGTTCCAGAAACCGCATAGGTAGCTTCTGTATTTGAGTGATAAACAGACAACCAAGAGGATTGCTGATAATTAGACCTTGTTTCAGAAATACCGAACGACCCTGTATCATCATATGAATTTACTGTAGTTACACCTAAAGCATTAGTTAGTAATTTACCTTGTTTCTTCAAACGAATCTTAATTTCCCCATAATTTTTATTGGTTTCATATAAAAATGTGGAGTTTGTGGTTGAAACATTATTCCAACCTCCTAACCAAACATTTGACCAAGCTGTCTGAACATTATTCCATATTTGAGTATTTGTCCAGGAGTCAATGGTATTATCCCAAGTTAGAGGAGTATTAGTCCAAACTATATTCTGAATTACAATATTAACATTTGTTTGTAAACTATTGTTTTCAAAATCTGATACGAGTATTTCTTGTCCACCAGAACCAAAAGCGGCTACCTCGGTGTCAAAAATAAATGTAATATCATCTATAGCATAATTGTCATAAGTAAGACCACTATGATTTAATTGAAGAAATCTTATATGCTGGGCGTTGTTGTTCTCTTGCGTTGGTGAATGTATTAAAGATACGGTTTCTTCACCCCAAGAAAAAAGTGAACTTCTAGTAAAATCAGTCTCGTCAGTATAAACTGTTACCCAATTGCCAAATGTACCTAAGGTGGCGTCATAACTTCTGACTTGTACCAGTAAATATTCATTTGCGTCTGGAGTTTCCAGACCGTTTGTTCCATTACCTTTTATAATTTTAAATTTGACTTTTGTTGGAGCAACAGACAATCCCATGTCATAAAAACCATACTCTCGGACTGAACCGGCAGCGCCTTCATATTCTAAATGATAAAACGAATTAACAGAAGAACCTGCTGCTCCGCCGGTGCCGGTACCGGGCCCGTTGGCACTAACTATCACATTCAACCAACTAGAATTTGCCCAGCCTACATCTGTTGTACTACCAGTAGATACATTGTCCCAAGTTGCAACTGTGTTTGTCCAAGAATCAATAGTGTTTTGCCATATTGATGTATTACTCCATTGTAAAATAGTGTTTGACCAATTTATTTTACTATTATCCCAAGTCACCACATTAGACCAAGCATTACTATAACCATCTCCAGTTATTGGATAATCATATTGTAATGAAAGTTGTATTATTACATTACTATTTGATTTTGCAGGAGTTATTGTAGTGTCTAAACCATCCAAATGCGTCCATGTATTTCCGTAATAAATTGTACCTTCAACATTTTGTGTTCTAATCCAAGTTTCTTCTTCTTTTGTTGTTATAACAGTTTGCGTTAAAAATCCAGGAACATCAATAGAACCAACATCTTTACCATATAATTGTGTGGTTGAATCGATCGAAATTGTTCCTGTAGTATTCGATTTAATTTTTTCAACACTAATATAATTTTTTGAAGTAGTATATGTTGATTGTTGTTCCGAGAAATAATTTCTATAATTAATTAATACTGGTGTGGAGTAATAAACTTCATTATCACCAATATCACCTTGAGCTAAAGTTCCATTTTCGTTTTTACCCCAACCATAAACATAATTATCTTCAGTCACACCAATTGTATGATTTTCTCCACAATAAATTGTTTTCCAATTATTAATTGGAGTATAAACTAAAGTTGGTGTTGATTGATATGTTGTACTATTTGTTCCTAATTTACCATAAGTTCCATAACCCCACATCCAAAGAGTCCCATCTTCTTTTATCATAGCAAAGTTATCAACACCAGAAAATATTTTTTCAACATTTTCAGAAATCAACAATCTAGGTAAAAAATAATCTCTATAAATCCATTGTTCTGTATGGCCAGAATTAGTAAGACCAGAATTGGTGTTTGGTGTCCAAAGTTTATTGTCTAATGTTAAAATTATATTATCCAATGTATAACTTAAACAAAAATCTTTTACACCTAAATCAAAACTATTTTTCTCATCGATGTTATACGTCCAATTACTCCCGGAAGTTTCACTATAGCCATAACCAACCAAAACTGGTGTCGAACTATGATTATAATAATCTGCGCCATGATAAAAATGGTTTTGCGGAGAGAGACCGAAAAAAGCAGGCGGTAAGGCTCTAGTTGATAGACTTATAAATTTTATGCTACTTTCATTATAAAGTAAATAGCTGTCAACAGTACCAAAATGGTCATTTATCCAGTACTTACCTAAAGCGTGTTTGTAGTTTCCTCCCCAGACCCAAAGATTGTTGTCTCGGTCCAAAGCATAAACGTATCCTGCTCTTCTAGTAAAATCGTGCCATTCTTCACCGCTGTCCATATAAAAATTGGTGAAATTAGGAGCATACCAATTAGAGTTTAAATGTTCAGCAGATTTAATACCCACTTGAACTTTTTTCCAATAATTTCCAGTTTTCCAATTTTGCGTTTCTACAATACCTTTACCCAAAGTAGTATTTGCATCGTTAGACCATGGGTCCGGTAATTTTGAAATATCATAAAAATTAGCTCCAGAATCGCCTGGTAAAAGTTTTGTTTGGTTTATAGGTTCTGTAACCCATTCTTCCATTGATGTCGTATCGTTGTACCCATATTCTCCAGTCCAGTTTTTAGACCAAATCCAAGCACCTTCTGTTTCATGTAGTGCTACCATATTAAAGTAACACGTTGCATCGTTAGTGGATAAACTACCATCATAATCAGTTCCATAAACTTGTGCAATATGCACATCTGTCCATCCTATAGAAGGTGGTTTAGGTCTTTTCTTATCAAAATTTGAGCTGAATGTAAATCTACTAGGTTCACTCCAAGTGGAGTTATCATCTATTCCAGGCACCTTTTTAATACTTTTACCCCAATACCAAAGTGAGCCATCATCTTTAGATATAGCAACAACAAGATTTCTTAGAGAAACTATTTTCTTAAATTTACCAAATCTTTCTGGTAATTGTCTAACATTTCTTAGTCCTCCATAATTTCCAATCAAATCAAAATAATAGAGGGAATCATAATATAAAGTTAAATCATCTGTTCCAGAAATCCACAGAGAATCGTCAGCTCTTTTTGTTAGTGTTTTGGAAGAATCTAAATCTTCAATAGTACTCCAATAATTACTTCCTGTTGTCGGTCCTTCGGTAACTTGTGTTGGGCTAGACCTATTCGAACTACCAAATAATCCCAACTTATAATTTGCTCCAAGTCCCCAAGTCCACAAAGTACCGTCTTCTTTCAAAGCAGCTGCATGATAATTTCCTGTTTTCACATTTGACCAATTTGTATCATCACCAATTTGAACGGGATAAGAATATATTTCACCATAATGTTCTAAAGAATACTTCACTTTACCATTACCGAGATAACCAATAGAATCAGCTACACCTAAAGTATAAACTTGACCTGAGCTCGTTAAATATAATGTGTTCGTATCTGTGCTTAATATTTTAGAAACTTCTGTTGTCCAAACAAAAGGAGAAGCATCACTTACAGTAATTGCACTATGTTCTCCGTTTCCTAATTTACCGGCCCTTGGCGAGCCCCACGCATAAACATCGTAGTCTAAAGAACCAGTTTTTAAACCAAAATATGATTGATCGATGCCGTAACCGGAAGTAAAATAAGTAGGTATTACATTACTAAACCCTCCAGAACCTTTTATTAATGGACCTCTCATATATCCAAATCTATAGATATCTCCTGTTCCACTTTCAACAGCGTAAATTTCATTATTTCCAGATTCTATATCCAACCAAGTTTTTTGTGGAGCAATTTGAATAACTGAATCTTCATCCGTTCTAAAAATAATTGGCCAAGATTCTTTAAATTCTTGAGTTGTAACATAATCCTCAAAATCTCCTAAAAAAGACCCTGGTTGTCCAACAGAAGTTTGAGTAGAGTTTACCGATTGTAAACCCCACGTTGATGTTCCCCAATAAATTCTAGTATTTTGATTTGAAAATTTATCTCTAAGTAAAGCTGTTTTATCTCCTAACTGTATAACTTCACATTGTTCGGGCCATTCTCCATATCTTACATCCATTGAATCTGGAGAAGTCACATTAGCAACACCAGAACCATCTAAATTATAAGAATTTGTAGTAATATACGTTTTACCAAATAGTGTACTGCCTGTATATGAAAAATCAGTTGTATCAGTAGTCACATATCTATTATATCCCCAACCATAAATTTTATCATTACCATCATCTTCGGTTTTGACAGCATACACTACTATATCAACTGGCCAAGGATGATATGGTAACCAATAATCAGTAAAATAATCATCATCATAATCAATAAGATAACCATCTGATGCTTGTGCTTCAGGCAAAGATTCCGAGTGAGTGAAGATTTTTACGTCTTTCCAAGCATTTGATGTGCCGACTTGGGTTGGAGATGAAACAAAAGGTAAAACAGTTTCTTCTTGGCCTAAACCTAAACAACCAAAAGTATTTCTACCCCAAGACCATAAAGTACCATCAGAACGAATTCCTAATGTAGTTCCTTGTACTGAAGTTATATGACTCCATGTTGAACTTCCAACTTGAGTTAATACTGACCTGGGTTGAATGTCACCCACACCCAATTCACCATAACAATTTGGTCCTGCAACCCATAGAGTACCGTCACTCTTTATTGCAAAAAGATTATTAAAATATAATTTTCCACCAAATGTATTAAAAATATCATCAGAAGGAACAAAAGTATTTTCGTCAACATAATCATCTCCACCGTTGGCGAATATACCAAAAAAACTACCTGTAAGATTATAATTTAATGGAATTCTAGGGTAGTTATAAGAAACAAAACATTTTTGCCACGTATCTGTCCCTATCTGTGTGAAAGAAGATTTGTTAAAATTATAACCCCAATAAACATTTACAGGAAGGGTATCTTCAGGTGTATGGTGGAATAATAAATCGTTTAAATGTACAACCGTACTAGAACTTAATCCATAATGGTCTCTGTAATGTTGTTTCAAATCTTTTAAAGGTGGCCAAGGTCTACCAATAGTATCTCTCATGTAATAACCCCACCAGCCAGGAACATCATACCAATAATTGTCACCTCTTAAAAACAAATAACCGTTTGAATCAATAGCGGCAAAAAGATTTGTTCCTAAACTCGCTTGAGTCCAATTATGTGTGTTGTCTAATATTGTAGGAGAAGAATATACGTTACTATAAATGTTGGTTCCCTGAGTATTAAATCCTTTACAACTACCCCAGACCATTAAATTTCCGACATTAGATATACCGTAAAATGTTTGAGAACCAGGTAAAAATTTAACTCCTGTAGTGGGATTTATTATATTTTTTCCGTCTTTGTTTCTATTTGCAGAATTCCAAGGACAAAATGTTGAATTGTCATATGACGAATAAAGATGAGTTGTGCTTGGAGCTGAAGCTACGGTTTTAAAACCTGAACCAACTTGAACGGGTGTACTGTAATATAAAGTCTCATCACTGGAACCAATTGCTAATCCGTGAGAATCATTACTACCCCAAGCAAATAAATTTCCAGATGAATCAATAAAAAAATCAGTAGAATGTCCGTAAAAAAGATGGTTTCCAGAATTTATTTGAGCTATGTCATAATTTTTTTCCCAAAAACCAAAATATCTTTCGCTATTTGTTCCTTTAGCAAATAAATTTCCCGAAGTGTCTAAAGCAAATATTATTGTATTAGCCTGAGGTTTTGGTACAACCGCAACTTTTTCTATATTTGTACCAAAATCACTATCTAAAGTTGGAGCGCTAGTAATTGGTGTCGTATATGGAGGCGGCCCACTTATATACTGGCCCCATTTACGGACTTGATTGTTCGAATCAACACCTACAGTTAATCTTGGAGCTTTAGCATCAACGTATTTCCATCCAATTGTTGAACCAGCTTGAACAGGACTAGAAACTGGTAAAGTTCCGGAACCTATTCCCAATTCTCTATATGTATTTCTACCCCAAGCCCATAGTGTTCCATCAGTTTTAACTCCAAAAGACCTATCTTGGCCAAAAAATATTTTTTCAAAACCGACACCTATGCTTGTTGGAGTGGAAGTTGAATATGTAGTTCCTGTTCCTAATTGTCCCCAATCATTTTCACCCCAGACATATAATGATCCCTTTAAATAACCTAAATGTTTATCTCCAATTGCTATATCAGTAGCTCCAGAAGAAGACAATTGAACAGGTGTAGATGCATCATTTAATTCGAATTCGTCTAAAAGAATTCTTACGTCTTTATTTTCTCCCCAACCCCATAATGTTCCATCATTTTTAACAGCTAATCCGTTGCTCATACCGGAAGAAATGTCAATCCAGTTTTTATCATTATATTGAGAGCCTAATCTATAAACATAAACTTTACCAACCTTATTAACGGAATAATAATTATCGACCGGTGCGCCAATTATTAATTGTGTTCCTTCTGGATTAATTGATAAAGATTTTCCAAAAAAATCTGCTGATGAACCAAATACGTCCGATTGAGGGACATTAAATCCTTCCGGAGGATTTGGATTTTCTATAGCATAAGAAAACTTTCTTATGTCTAAATCATATACTAAAACAACACCTACAGCAGTATTTGAATAATTTACAGCTCTAGGTTCAGAAGTTACTAATATATTTTTGTCCGATAATTCCATAGCAAGACCGAAACTACGGTTTGAAATAGGACTATAACCTGATTCATAATAATCATTCCAAGGAAATTCAAAATAATTACCAATAACAAAAGGAGAATTAGTAATTATCGGATAAACTCTTATTGTTGGACCATAAAAAGTATTATAAGAAATTGCAATATAATTATCATTAATTCTTATTGTTTGGGAAGTAGATGGTATTGATAAATTATAAGAGTACTGAAATCCAGGGTTAATTTGACCTTGTTCATTTAAATAATTTAAAAATTTAAAAACATAAACATTACTTCCTACACCGACAACTAAATGTTCACCATGAATATCAACTTTATTAACTGTTGATGCAAAATAATATTGACAAACCTTTTGTAAACTACCAACATGATAAACATAAACATATCTAGTATCAATAATAGCTACATATTGATCATAAACGGCAACATCTTTTCCAAAAGTATTATATGATGAATTGCCAAACTCCAAATAATTTAAAGTAGTGTAAAGTTGTCCGGTTTCATTATTATAAAGTTGCACATTACCTAATGAACTTCTAACAGCAGAAATAGAACCTGCGGAATCAATTCTTCCAAATTCGGCGGTTGTACTACCTAAACTCACATAACCGTGATAATAAAATGGACTCAAACTATAACGATAAATTCTATTAGTATCATCTTCAAAAACCATAAGACCATTATTAGTAGCGGATACGTTTGCACCAAAACTATCTCTAGTGTAAATATTGCCTTCTGAAGGAGTTATTTCATTGAATTTAAAATAAGGTACGCCTGCATTATCCACCAAAGTAGGAAATTCAAAAGACTCCCAACCAAAATCTAATAATATTGGTGATTCTGTTTGAGATGATGACTGGCCGTAAAAAGAAGTAGTAGTATTACTCCAAGAAGCTACATTGTTCCAAGTAACAACTTCAAATTGTTCAAAGTTATAGTCTACCAATTGGATAGGATAAACCGAATCATTAAGCCAAGTAAAATTTACATTGTCTATAGCAAAATTATTATAACTATAATATTCTTCTTGACTACTATCATCTTCCGTTGAAATGTATCTCATTCTAATCCAAGTTTGCATTCCGCCTGAATTATAACTTCCAACAAAAAAAGGTCCATAATCTTGCCAAGTTTCATTTTGGCCTGGAGTGGTGATAGTATCCATTTGTATATTTGCAAATTCCCACCATTCTGGGTCATCCAAGTTATGAAATTCTAATGATTCATATTGAACTGTTTGTATGCTTATATTATTTGCTGCCCGAGGCCAAATCCAAGGGTCATTATTTGCCATTCTAAATGCGTTGCCAACTTGGCCATAATCATTTGAACTATATTGAGAATATCCTTCTAAAACCTCTAAAGATAAAAATTTTGTACCAGTTCCTCCTTGCTGTAAGGTAGCTCCCAAACCATTATAATTATTTCCTTTAATCATACTAAAAGAAATTCTCGATAGTTTATCTTTGGGTTCAAATAAAATGTAATTTTCACCAGTATGTGGATAACTCGATGCATATTTGTATTCTGGTTTACCAGTACAAACCAAATGATAATTTGAACCAGGACGATTCATTGGTCCCATATTATTTAAAGCGCCAGTATTATTTGAAGCAGGAGAATAATTTAATGTATGACCAGGTTCATAACTATGAATTCTCCATTTATAATCCGTAACGTGTGCTGTACCTCCTGGAGGCTCAATACCATAATTTGCACTAACAGCATATATGTTTGAACTGGGTATTTGATAAAAATTAACATTTGCATTATTGTACCAATGGTCATCTACACTGTCGACAGTTAATATTGAGCCAAGCGGGCCCGAAGTATATGTATAAGTTACAGCTTCGTCATATAATCCAAAGTAAGGATAAGTATTAACTGTATTTGACCAAGAGGTTATATTATTGTTGTAGACACTTATAAGAGAAGAAGAAACAGAAGTAACAACATTATCTTCACGGCCCCAATGCCAAGCACTTCCATCCTTTTTTAGTGCTATTCTAGAATTATTGTGTCCAGAAACTTTATACCAATCATATTCTGACTGATAACCGCCAATTTGTATTGGCTGAAGATGAGTTAAAGTTGTACTGGTGTTTCCATCTCCAAATTCTTCGAAACTTCCATTTGTTCCCCAATTCCACAATCTGTTATCTTCTGTTATTCCGTGTACAGTATTTGCTGAACTTGTGAAATCGGTCCATTTTAAATTTTGTGTTTCTAAACTGTTGACCTGAACCATTTGATTTGGAGTTGGACTAGGACCTAATCCTGGTGCAGAACCATTACCCGCTTTACCATTATCATTCCATCCCCAAGACCAAAGAGTCCCATCTTCTTTCAATCCAATAACCATATTACGAACAAATTCAGCTTTTTGCCATCTATCTTCTGAAATTTGTGAAATATAATCAATTTGCTCAACATCAATTTTTTTAAATTCCGTATTGATGTGGTAATTTGTCCAAGGATTGGTTTCATATGGCCTTGCGGTATTTGTTACTAAAGTATATGTTTTATTATTTGCAAATCTAAACAAAGATTGTATTTTAGCAACAGAAAAATTTTCCACATCATTTAACTGTATTCTAGAAGGAACATATACGTTAGAACCTCTATAGGTGTTGTAAAGATATTCGTCGTGTATTCTACCCCATATTGTGGCTACATTAGTATTTGCTGTTGTGATTGATGAATTATAAAATTCTAAATCATCAGTAGTTAAAATGCCTGAAGCTGTATTTGAACCTATATCAATTGAAAAGTCTTTAAATACAAACGGTATTGTTGTGTAATTAAAATCAGTATTTAATTTAAAATTATCAATACCATATTCGTTTATGCCTTCTTCACCTGCACCATAAGTTCTACCATCATATATTTTAACTAAAACTCCACTTGTTTGAGCTGAAGCAGGAATTTCTACAGCAATAGTTCTCCAAGCACTAGAGAAAGAGTGAAATAAATTTATTTTATATCCTATTAATTGGCCTGGGTAACTACCAGTAGAATCTTGCCATGAAACCCCAGAATCAGTAGAGAATAATACATTTATACCGTTACTGGAAGTTATACTACTGTACTCGTATGGAGAAGGTAGTGAAGTTTCTCCTGCTCCATTGGTGTTTAAACCAACAATATAATCAAATGAAATTGATTTTTTTCCTGTCAAATCTAAAGGAACACTCTGCATTTTTCTATCACCAGTTCCAGTAAATTTGTAATGGTAATTTCCTGAAAAAGATGCAACAAAACCGCCAGTTGAACCTGTTCCTGTTCCTGAAGTTACTGGTGTTAGTGTGGTGTTTGAACCTGTTGTGTCCCAAACTGAAGAATTGATTGTTCCAGAATCAACATCGTCTAAAGTCGTTTGTGTTCCAGAAGGTTCTAAGAATTTGTATCCTATCAATTCACCTTCTTGAGCACCACTTGGTTCAGATGTCCTCAATCTATGTGTATTATAATCTACTAATCCAGATGCTACTTGATTACCCCAACCAAATGAGTATACTTGGCCATTGGATTTTTGAGCCAAAATTGTCTTATAACCACAAACAACATAAATCCAATCACTATCTGTACCAACTTGAGTGAAAGTGCTTGGTTTCCAACTACCAGAAATTTCTCCAGTGAACCATAATGTTCCATCATTTCTTATTGCAGCTGTACATTCTCTACCACAAGAGACTTGTCCCCAGAACCAATTTGTTCCTCTTTCATGTTTATTAGCTGTTACATAATTAATTGAAGCTGTGGATCCTGTTCCAAGTTTATAATTTGTTCCTCGGCCCCAAATATACAAACTACCATTTTGGTCAATTGCTGCATTATGTTCAAAATTACTTTTAGAATTACTAACCTTGGCCCATTTTATGTCGTAAATACTGGTATTTGCATATTCTCTTACTCGAACAGCTCTAGACAGATAATTACCGACCCCGAACCCTGCAGCTCCGCCATATAAATTGTAACCCCAACCATACATTTCACCTTCAGCTGTGATTCCTAATCTTAGACCTTGACCTTTATATCCTAAATAAGTGCCTGTACTCGTAGCAATTGCTTGTTGTTGTGGAAATGAAGTATTGATTTGTTCAGAACCGGAAGCCATAAAATCAATCCAATCATATTCCTCAATTTGTCTGGCGTACTGTTGGTCCACAACAAAAAATAATGCGCCTGGAGCTCCAATCGGTTCAGAAGGAGTAATTTTATGACCAGCACCCCAACCAAACAACTTTTTCTTGGAATCTATAACAAAACCTCCTCTGTCCCAACTAGACCAAAGTGAAGGAGCTGTATTGTTATAAGGTCCCCCGTTAATCCCGGTGTTTGCAGCCCCAGCCGTACCCCAAGAATCAACGGCAATTATTTTGTTGGTCTGAGATATATCTTTAATTATAATCGGGTCATTTGATTGAAATAAAGCATTTATTCTATTTCTTCCCCAACCCCAAAGTGTTTTATCATCTTCTTTAATAGCTAAAGTTGTTTGTGCTCCATAAAAATGTCTACTGTATCCTAAATTTTCATTATTATATCTGTGGTGTCCTGTAAAAATACTTTTCCAATTTCCCGAATCAATTAAAACGGGTGAAGAAATATAAGCAAAGCGAACTCTATAATTACTGAAGGAACTTATTGGTTCGGGACCATTCCATATATGTTCGGGGTCACCAAAATTGTTATAATAAGCTGCTGACTTTCCCCATGTCCAAAGAGTTCCGTCATCTTTAATACCAAAATTAGTCCAATTACCAACAGTACCTGTTTTCCACAAATCACTTCCTGGAGAGGTAACTTGAACTGGTGTTGAAAAATATTCATTCCAGTTAAGACCAATTGGAGATGTTATTATTCCCGCTCTAGCATTTGAATAGTGTGATTCTATAGCATAAAGTTTTTTATCAATATCAATCGCATAATTAACATACTCAGGATAACAATCACTATTACCTAAAGTACTCAAGTAATAGTCAACTATCCATTCCCTTCTAGTAGGCTGGTGCCCATCAAAAAGTTCTATGTATTGTTTGTTGTCATAGACTTGCCAAGGGAATTGGTCATAATCTTCATAATTATTAGTGGTGAATATTGTTGATTTGTTTCTTATACCTGATGTATTCGCATCTCTAGTTGTCAATCTATATAAAATATTATTATTTGAAATACCAAAAGAGTGTTCATCATTTGTACTTACAACTTTTTTTAATCCCTCATTTTTTTTCCTATCATCATTTATTCTATATTGAGCGTTTAAAGATTCTGTTGTTATACCACTTTTAGTTTTTGTGTCATTTCCAAAGAACCACAATGTTCCATTTTTTTCCTTAGCATAAGAAGAATCATATCCCAAAAAAACTTTATCCCATTCTCTCGGACCATTAATCAAAACGGGTGAAGAAACATTCAATCTATTTCCTGTTCCTAATTGCCCCCAATCATTTTGACCCCAAGACCAAAGTGTGTATTCTTTATCTCTAATACCAAAAACAAAATTTCTTGAAGCATAGATACTATCCCATATACCATCGAGTTCAATAAATTCATTGGATTGATGTGTCGTATTATTAATACCTAATTGACCAAAATCATTGTTTCCTAAAACCCACAAATGTTTATTTTCATCAATTAAATATATTGATTCGTTGCCAACAGCAAGGTCTATGAATTTTTTATCATATGAACCATTTATGGGTAATTGTGTAGGTTCAACTAAGGTGTTTGAATTTAGAGTTACTGGATACAAATCTCCCCAATAAAACACCAAACCATCACTTCTCAAAGCTACAGTAAAGCCATTGCCAATCTTAGTTTTTTTGTAAGAAAAAACATTATCACTAAATGTTAAATATCCCTTAGAAATATTTTCATAAATTTTAATTGATTTTACACCAAAAGAAGGAACTTCTGTCCATTGATTACCAACATTTTCCGGAAAGTATTTGTAATAACCATCTGAAAAATAATATAAAGAATTAAAACTAACGTCTCTATAAAAAGAATGTTGATAATATTGATTTAGTATATGAGCTTGTATTATTCTAATTTTTGATTGAGATGTTTTATACCTTTCTGGTATAAAAACTGTATGGTCATCCCAATCAAAGTTTACATTAATTTTTTCGGAATATGTCCAAGATGAACCATCATCATCACTAAATTGTAAAAACAATTCAAAGTTATCTAAAGATTCGTTACGAAAATCAGTAAGTTCATCAATAAGAACTGGAAGCACAGTATTCCAATAATTTCCATGGCCGCCGTTATCTAAACTTCCTTTTATAGCATTTATTGTGACAAAAGTTGAAGTTGTTAAGTCTAATGTTTTTGACGTTAAAACTCTAGTATTTCCTGGAGCAAATGAATCAGAAGAACCTGTAAAAGATAAGTATTTCAAATTATCTTGTGTTTTAAAACCTCCATTTGGTCCTGTTCCTGTTCCACTACTAAAATAAAAGATTCCATCAGTAATAGTTTCAATAATATCTTTTGTTCCAGCAGAAATTTCTGTTGTAATAGTTTCAGTATATATTTCTTGTGGATTAACAAATCCCTCATATGTTATTGCTTGATTCCTAAAATCTCCAAATTGATATACAGTTCCTACCTCATCAATTAAATAGGAGTGGTCGGTTCCAGCAAACACTTCATCTACATTTGTTGTTGGTAAAGTAGTGTATGTATTTTGGGAAATTATTATTGCGTTAAAAGTGTTTGTTTGTGTTGTATATAATTCTGCATTTGTTATACCAGAAAGATTCTCCAATTCTATAGAATTACTTGTTGTATTTCCATTTTCTAAAACTCTTTGTAAAGATGTGTCATACCTAAGCTCTCGAAAATTTTCATCGAGTTCTTCGTGAGTTAGTGGAGAATTTTTAGTATTTCTTCTGGTTACCATAAAATTTATTTATAGTCAGTCCTTAACGATTTCAAATGCAGTCAAAGATGATTGTGGATTTGATTGATTCGTATCATTAAAAACTGTATATCCTTCAACAACATATTCCGTAATATCAATTGGCTGATTCATTATGTTACCATCAAATCCAACCACTTTAGTTATAGCAACAGTTGCTCTAGGTAAAAATTTATGAGCTATATCTGGGTCAGTTTGACTTTCTGGGTCACCTTCGTAAGATAATGTTGTTATTCGTTTTCCTTCATATGTGGCGTATGATGAGTAGTCATAACTAGCAGTAATCCACATTTCGAGTTTTTTATAATTAGATTGTGCTGCATCACCAGGAATTTCAATTTCTATTTGTTGTCCTAAAGAAGTAGCCAATCTTTTATAATTAGCATAATACCCGTATTGAGGGTTGTCACCTCTTACAATTTCTTTTGAACCAATATCATGAACAAACCAATCCCCATCATTTCCAGTCATCGAATAATGTATTTTGACATTTAAATAAAATGAAGTGCCAGTTAGATAGGTGTCGGACGGTGAAAGACCGTTGTAATAATTAATTTTTGAGTCATACATAAAGTTCGAATGTCGAGAAGAAAACCAATTTTCCATAGGTGGAGTATTGGGTGTTGTTTTCCATTGTGAATATATATAACGTGATGAACGCTGGTTGTCCGTGGCCCTTATAATATATGAATAATTGTCCATCTGGTTCGATTGGCGGCCGCCAACACCTCCTGTGAAAACATCAAATTTGATTTTTGATAAGTTTGGAGAGAAAAAAGATTTGGTTAGTATTTTAGGTATTTCTACAACATAAGCTGCATAACCCTCACTGCTTGGCGGCTGAGGGTCGTAAAAAATATTCTGATTATAGAAAGGTAAATAATAATTTGAATTGCTTTTTTCAAATTGATAAAATCTTAAATCTTTTAATCCTATGTCGCCTGTAGCGTTATGGACCTTTATTCTAAGTTTTGAGTTTTCTTTTCGATAATTTGGAGGTATGTAAAGTCTTTCCTGTGTCCAATTATAAGTTGTTTGTCTCAATCTAGGTATTACATAGTTCGGATTTGTTCCGTATGTAGGGTCATTCTCAAAATGAGAATAAAAAGGCAACCAAGTTGATAAATTAATATTACTTGAATTCCATGTTTCATTATCATTCACTATTTCTATTTGAATGTTGGCTGATGGAGTTACATCATTGGTGAAAAATATATTATCAAATGCATAATATCCGTCGTCGTTATTACCGTCATATACCTCTATAATTAAAACAACATTACTTTTTCTCCAACTTTCAGGAATCAAATACAAAGATTTACCCCAAACGACCGTTTTGTCGGCTTCTAATATGTTACCATCATATTCCGATTCGTCTCCAATAGGCTGTCTGAACAAATGGTCATCAATCGTATAAGATGTGTCTATACTAGATGATTCGCCGGTAGTACAAACACCGGCTTGAGTAAAGTTTGAATATGTATAGCCGGAACCTCTATAATGGCCGTCTAATCTCTCATCTAATAATGTCGCATAATGCGTAAAGGTTGTTGTGGTGCCGCCGTTGGTGTTGTTTCCTTTAATAGATGTGTAACCAAAATGTGTGTAACTTGTTAAATCTAATGGTTTACTTATCAAAAGTCTGTAATTGCGGCCAGTTGGACAAACAGTTGTATTTAAATAATAATTTCCATAAGGACTTATAAACCCTCCTGTTCCAGTTCCTGTACCAGAAGAAGCTACAAAAAAACCTTCACTATTAGCTGTGTCCCACAAAGAAGAATTTAATGTACCTGTTTCAAAATCATCATATATTGTTTCTGAGTTTATTACACTACAACCTCTATTATTCAACTCTCGGCCACCATTAGTATCGGTTCCATAAGCAAAATAATAAGTTAAACCATATGTGTTTGACAAATCTATATTATTACTTTCCAAAACACAAGTTCCATAATTATTTTCGTCAGTTTTTAGATAGTAACAAGAGCTTGAATCTAAATTTGCTTCATTGTATACTGTTAAATCTTGTATAGCAAACCAAAAATCATTGTAATAAAATGCAAAATGTATTCTCATATTGTTAACTCTTGCTGCTGCTGGAATTTCCAAATGATATTTTTCCCATTCAAACATATTATTTTGATTTAAGTATTGTAATCCATAATTGCTACTGGAAATTGACAATGATTTTTCGTCACGGCTTGTATAAATGCCGGTACTTCCAGTAAAAGGTTCTGGCGAGCCTAACGAAGATTTGTTTGCAGTTCGAAAATCTAATTGCATATATGGAGTGACACCGCCAGAATACCGAGTCCTATAATAACCATTTCCAGCAGTTCCTCTTATCATATAAAAACTAATATGTGTATAATTAGTTAAATCTAAAAATTTAGAATATAACTCTATTTTTCTATCAAGTCTATTATCCCAGCCGCCGGGGAAAACAATTGCGTTGTTTGAAGATTTAGGATTTTTTGGAAAAGTCCAACGATTATTAACATAAGCCAAACATTCTTCTTCTTGATTATAACCAGCTGGTATTGATGTATCAGTATAACCAGGTAAAAACTGCATCGGAGGATAAAGTTTTCTAGAAAAAGCTAAATTAACGTCATCCAATTCACAAACAAAAATTTCAGAATTACAATTTGCTATATCCCAATCTGTAGAACTTTGTGAAATTAAATTTTGGCCATCTGAATAATCGTTCACAGATAAAACAATTTCATTTGTGGCTTTAATATCAGGAACTCTTAAGCCTTCGGTATTTCCTGTTGCACTAACACCAGTATTTGCGGAAACCAAATTGATTGTTGATGAACTATTCCATTTTATGGTGTTAATTGTAGGCTCGTTGAAGTCGTCATACATTATCACATCAAATTTTGTTCCTGGATGTCCATTAATTACATATTCACCAAAATCTGGTGTGTAATAATTAGGCCCAAATCTTTGCGTATTTGCTGTGCCACGTTCAAAAGCCCAAGTGGTTGATTCGGTATTAGCAACATCTAATTGGTTATTACCATCATTAAAATTGGTAATAAGTTCTTCATCACCAACTATACTTTCAACGTAAGGTTCCCATGTTCTCGTTGTAACCGCCACATTTGATGTTTCAACAAAAGTGTTTGAAGCATAATACATCTGAGTGGTTTGATTTATATTGAGAAAGGTGGTATTAGGAGAAAAACTCGTGGGCGGTTTAAATCTAATTACATAATTTCTAGTGTTTGATATATTTTCATCGAGATATACTAAATTTAAAGATTGTAAAGTATTTCCACAAACATTGTTTGGATCGGTAGAAATTGTTCCAGATTTTATTGTAGCTAAATGTGTAATAAATTTATAAGTACCAGACACATAGTCGGGATAATCCCATAATTCAATATCAATTTCTCCAGAATACGACGTTTTTTTACTATCCAATGAATAACTTAAACAAAGATTTACTTGTACAGTATTATTTGAGTCTGTGGAATGTGGAGTGAAACTTAATACACCGTCATTAAAAACCTCTGAATATGGATAGCTCTTAGATTTGTCCCAACCAAGAAAATCTGAGGAGTAAGTGGATGTTGGGTCAAAATAATATCTTGAAGGTTTATCATAAATTTTCTGTTTGACTTGAATAATATTTCCCGGAGCATAGATTGAACCTTCTTGGCCAACTATTTTAACATTTTCAGAAATCTCAATCGATTTTTTTAAATAATTTGGGTCTACGTCAGCAAAAATCAATTCGTCTGTGGCCAACAAAGACAATTCTTGTATTATAGTGTTTGTTGTTGTAATTGTGTTTGCAGTAATAGATTCTACTGTTATAGAAACATTTGTTGTGTTTCCAGAATTTGTAACTCTATGCAAATCAGTATCATATCTCAAATCTCGAAAATTTTCATCGAGCTCTTCATGTGTTAGAGCTTTAAATTTATTTCCTCTGTATGTAATAGACATATTAATATACTGTTTCCATTAGTGTTATAGAACTGTGTTTAAATGTTATTGATGGTTCATCAGCATTAACAGAAGTAAATCTACTAAGTATTAATTCAGGTTTATTAAACTTAGGATACTCCTCATCTTCCAATATTTCACCATTAAGAGTTTGTGGCCAAGTTTTTCCTGAAGAAAGTTCATAAACGTCTTTCCATAAGTGTTTATTGAAGTGACCAAAACCATATATATTTCCCAAATTTGTTAGTATCAAAACTTCCACTTGTTGTGAATTACATTCAACTTTTTCTATTTTTTCGTTCATAAAAAAATCATCAAATGAAACTTTTTTTGTGTTTTGAAATAATGAGTAATTTTCTTCGGATAGTCCTCGGCCGGTACACCCAAATTGAATTCCACCAGATGTACCTAAAGGATATAAATGATTGTTTTCAGAAAGTACAAAAGAATTTGCAAGTGTAGAATGTACACTTAAAAACCCAACAGTAGCATCTTCTATTTTATGAACTGCTTCACCGATGTCAGCATCATAACCAAAATAATCATCAAAATCAGTTATAAACCAATGTGAACCAATATTTACAGGAGAACTATATCCATTCGTGCCATTATTTTCTAATAAATCTGCGTCCCAGTAGCTTATTTCCCGAGATGAATATGCAACAACTTGTTCTAAAGAGTTATCTCCTTGAAAATGGGGCTCCATATAATAACCATAAGGTATATTATAAAGGTCAAATCTTCTTGCTTTCCTTAAAAATAAAGAATAATTATCACTAATAGAAAAAGATTTATTGTGTCTACTAAGTCTAAGAGGTCCGCTGCCGTCTGGGTCATTCACAGCATAATCTATTTGAAAAAGAGAAGTATCGACAAAACCACTTCCCACATTTACCGGAGAACTTTTATAACTATCGATTGGCCAAGTTGAACTAACATAAGGATAAAATTTAGAACTTTTATTATTTCCCCAAGCAAAGAGACTAAAAGAACCGTTCCAAGCAGAGTAATATAGATCAGAATTTGAATCATTGGGAATATTACTAATATTCCTACTCCAAATTGTTGCGGCAGCTGCTGGTTTCCAGGCCAAAATGTTGGTGCCGTTTATAGCTTCAATCTGGCGACACCAATCCGATGAACCAGTGGGACCAATTTGTGTGGGTAATGACCTATCGACAGTATCATTAGTTCCTAATATTCCGTTTAAATTGGATCCAAAACTAAAAAGCTTTCCATCAGACTCACGAATACAGAAGAAACTGTTTTTTTCATTATCTGCAAATTGGTAAGGCCTTTTTGTCATCTCTATAATGTGCCAATCGGTTTCTGTTCCAACTTGAACAGGAGAAGAAACATTTCCAGAAACAACACCAGTAGCTCCCCAAACCCATATTGTACCATCAGTTTTAAGTCCAAAAGAAGCCATTCCATTTGTATCAATTTTTTCCCAATTTGTATCCGTCCCTATCTGTGTTGGTAGAGACCTGTAAATAGTATCGTCTGTACCCAATTGACCATAATGATTATTACCCCATCCATAAAGTTTTCCAGCTCTTATAATATGTACATTTTCTCCATATTCTATATCATCCCAAATTCTAGTGGATGCTGAAATGTCCGTAATCAAATCTTGGTTAGTAAAAATAGTGTCAGATGCGCCATCAAATTCAAATTTGAAATATAATTTATAATCACATTTTTCAGTTCTCTGATTAATAAAATCATCAAATAATATTTTTTCATTATATACTGAAGGAACTATAGGTGGAGAATTATTGATGTTTGTCGTATGAATAATTTTTTGTGTTGAACGATAAACCTCTTTTCCATTTCTGGTAACAATTATTACATATGGAAAACTTAAATCAAAATTAGAAGGTTCATATTTTAAATCAATTTCAACCTTTATTTTACTTTTATAACGGCTCAAAAAATTTTTTTGAGATATTGATGTGTTAAAAGATTCTATTAAAATTTCAGAAGAATTCAATTGTTGTGTTATATCATTAATATTGGTGTAAACTGTTTGTATAACAGAACCGTTTGCAGCAATTTGACCTTGTTGTGTACCTCTTATCTTATCATCAACAAGTTCTATTATATCATTATCAGAACGTAGTTCCGAAATTGAAAATGTGTCTGTATAATAATCTGCTCCATATCTAATAACAGTATTACTTACAACAACATTATTTGCTGAAAATCCAATATTAGCCTCGGCACCATTTTCAGTAACTCTTTGTAGGTCTGTATCTTCCAATAAATCACGAAAATTCTCATCCATTTCTGGATAAGTTAAAGGATATTTTTTATCTTTTCTAAATGTTATTGTCATTTAGAATGTCCTCTCATCATAATATACTCCAACATAGCTATTTGCTTTAACCGTATTGTCAAAAGGATAGTATTCATCGGAAATGTAAATATCTGTTCCTGTGCCAGGATTAACAGAAACATAATCGGGAGAAACATAATCAAAAAGTCCTCTTTCTTCATCAGTCAATTCTTCAGTAAAAGTGTAAAGCAATATTAAATTTGAATTTATATAATCGTTTGTTTCTTGAATTTTTATTTCATTATTTACAGAAATAGAAATTTCCGTCGATCCAGTAATAACATTCGTCCAACCAAATTCTGGTTCAAAATTCTGCATCATAATTTCAGTTCCATTAGAATAGAACCTAACATTATCTAAACCATAACAGTCAAAGTTGTTGCCACTTGAATTAACTTGTCTAAACCTAACATTCATTCCAACTGTTGGAGTAACACTAACAGATATAACATCAGTAACTTCAGTCCAGGATGTCATCAAGGTAGTATCATAAATTGTATTTGCTATAGTCCAATTAACACCGCCATCAGCACTCACTTCAATAACTATATTTTCACCGGCGTCAGGCTTTTCCAAGCCATTGGAACTATCACCAGCAATAAAATAATATTTGATTGTATCAATATAATCATAAGCATTAAAAGTAATATATCTATCAAGACCACTATCTCCAAATTTAAAATATCTGGTTGAACCTGGCTCCGAGGCAACGGCGTCGGTTTGGCTGCCACTACCGGTACCGTGGTTTCTAACTCCTCCATAAGTGGTTTGGACATATATAAAATTATAAGGAATTTCACCATAAGTATTTGACCAAGTAGTAACATTTGACCATCCATTAACACTATTAACATTTCCCGCATAATAAGAAGGTAAAACTATATTTTTTAAACCTTCTAAGTGGGTCGATATTTGAAAATAATCTGGTTTAGCCATTTGCAAATACATTTCCTGAGCCAGATGATGCAGCATTGCCTGGCCAAGAGCCATGTCCTCCAGTAGAATCGCCTTTTCTATGAACGGGTATACCATTTACATAAACAGTAGGTGAACCTGATGTTGCTGGGTCACCACAACCAGTTACATCTCCAACTCTTACTGTTGATTTACTATTTGTGAAAACATCAGAAGAACCTGATGCATAGGCTGTTTTGTGAAAAGGATTTGGTGTCGGTGATGCGTGGCCTATGTGCGTATCACTACCAACTCTAACGACTGCTGGCATATCAATTCAAATCTATCCTAGGAGCTTTAAGTTTCATATTTCCACCAGAAGTAATATCACAAGTTCCTCCAATATTTGCATTAAAATTTCCTCCAACTTTCATACTAGCATTACCTCCAATATCCATATTAACATTTCCATCAACATAAACAGTTACATCACCTTTAACATATACTTGTTCGTTACCGACAACAACTTCAAATTTATCTCTTTGTATTCTTTCCGTTCTGTCACCGTTTGCGGCCATTTCAATGTATGAACCCGACCTGTGATATAAATGAATTCTTTCGGCATTTGGAGTATCATCAAACTCCAAAGCGTGGCCAGATTCGGATTCATATACATTGTTATATGGGTATTGTGCCGAATAATAAGGGTCCGGTTCTACTTTACCAAGTTTCTTTTCTTTCTTTAAGGAAACAATCGAATCCGTAATCTCCTCGTTTCTTGCCAAGCGTGATGTAGTCGGTTCATCAAGACGCCTTGGGTAATTCGTTGGAGACTCGTTTGGCTTGACTGGGGCTGATGACAATTCTCCAGATGTTCTTGGGTCCTGGAATGCTTCGTTAGGATTGCCTTCTTTCAAAGGAATTCTAGGAAATATTCCCATCATAACTGGTTGTTGGGCATTTTCACCATCAGTAAAGAAACCAAAAACCATATCACCCTCTTTTGGTGAATAAGGTGTTGGATTGTTTATTGGTAATAATGGTGTTGCCCAAGGCAAATTAACTGTTGGTAATTCTGATTTGTTTTCGGAATGCCAACCAACGCACCTAACCTGACAACGACCCATTTTTAAAGGGTCTTGTCTATTTTCTACAAAGCCTGTCCACCAAGTAAATGCTGGGTTTTCTGTACTCATATTAAACGTATGTTAAAATTTCTCTTGTTTGTGTTGGGTTACTTGAAGGTACAAAAGGATTATTTGTAGATGTTGTAGCAACTTCAATAATCGTTTCGTGTTTGTCGTAACCAATAATTTGTCTAGATGATGTAATTATATATTTACCACTCAAAGAAGGGTCTTCGTTATCCTCACCAACAGCCTTTTTCGAAAATGATGGAGCGGTAACATTGACATTAAAACCTGAAGAAAGTTGAAAATTTCCAGGCATAACAATTTTCAACCTTTTTGACATTAAATTACTAATTATAGAAGTTCTCTGAATGATATAACTTTCCATATTGTCTAATTTTGAAATAATTTCTGGAGTTTTTTGTTTGATGTATTCACTTAATTGTTGTGCAGCTTCAAAAGAACCAACAACTTTTTTAGAACCAAATGCTTGTTGAAAATCTACACCAGCTCTATTAACTAGAGAAGAAAAATTGGGTGTATCGTTTCCATGTTTCATCGAATTGAATACATCTCCAAAACTTATTTGTTTTTTAGCTGTTATACCAGTTATAGGATCAAAACCAACAAATTGAGCAGCATTAACACCTTCAGATATTTTTTTCAATGTATCGTTTTGTTGAACAACTTGAAAAGCTCTAGCTGATGACATTTCATTTAATGAATTTGTTTTTGATTGATTTTT